AGTATATTTGCATATATCAAATAATTTTCGTACCTTTGCATATAGATAAAAGGTAGTACTTTTGACTATCCAGAGCCTACCTTACAAGTTGAACCAATTAAAATTATAAAGATTATGAACAATTCAGTTGAAACAAAGAAGGCAGAGGTTAGAAAGAACATCAAGAATACACTTGAGTCAGCCACAAAAAAGATAAAGGACATCATTTCAGTTTGTCCTGATTGGGAGGTAGAGGATGTTTCCTTAGGCTATAAGTCACTTAGCGTTTATTTGAATTTAAAAGGGGTCGAAAGAGACAGAAGCCTGGTAATTCGCTATCAAGCCAAAGCTGGTAACTTCCAGGAAGAGTCTTTTGACACCAATGTGGCAAGCTGTGGAGAATTTGACCTTCTTGAGGCAAACGACAATCTTAAGTACTACACGGCGATTGGCGATATCCTCAACCACAAAGGTATGCTTTCACTTTTGAAAGACTCTATGGCTTCCTACACCAATTTAATTATTGAGTTGCGCAAAGAGTATGATAAATTAGACCAGGAGGATTAGTTATGACAAAGCAAGAAGAAATCGATATTCTACAGTCCTTGAAGGGCGATACTTATTTCGCTCAGTTCTTCGGAAGCAAGGACATTGATCAGATGTGTCAGAACATCAACAATGATTTTGCCATTGAGGGCGGATGCGGATTCATCCAGAAAGCTGTAGCTTTAGAGAAAAATAACGCAGACCTCAAAAAGGAGTACAAGCAGAAAATCTATGATTTAGGGATGGAAATTATTAAAATTCTCGATAGAGGATTTGATGAAGATGCTATTTACCAGTTGGTTGAAGGCGAGGTCGGAATTAATGCTATCATTAAATTCAAATTTAAGAACAATCTGGAACTTACGGATAAGGAGATAGACTATATGGTATCTCAACTTCCATGATTATGTAGTAATCGCATAGCTTATGAGGGTATGCAGGTTATGGTTTGATAATTAAAAATAAGAACAATGAAAGACGAAAAAGTTACGGTAGAAGATTTGAAGACAGCCATGTCAAGCAAGGGAATCCGTTCAGATATAAATCAAGAGAAGGTAATAACACGCCTACAAGTAAATGGCTGTTTGATAGCAATGGTGTCAGATATATTAGACCAGCTTATCACGGATGAGCAATCTATGCTAAGACTCCTTGATGTTCAGTACAAGCAAGAGCAGAAGATGCACTACAATCAGATGCAAAATGCAGCGAAGAAGTACTACTTTCACTTGAAGCCATTTACTAAGAGTTTCTTTGGTGACAATAACATCTGTGCCGATATTGAGGACAACGCAAATGACATATACGAAATCATCAAGTTACTTGCGGACCACACTAACGACCACAAGGATATGGAAGTAATTAAGAGAAACCTCAGAAAGAGAAAGTTGAACCATCATATATTCGATTAAGCGATGAGAAGGGAATTAATCAATGATATAGCTAAAGGCGCATTCGAAATGGCCATTGAGGAGAATGCTTATAGCTTTATTTACACATACGAAATGGCAACAAAGATTATAGAGATAGTCGTAGGTGTAAAGAACAATGAATATTATTGCGAAAAGGTCAATGTTTACGATTACGATCAGAACGACCTTTCTTATAGATTTGAAAATATAAGTAAGTTAATCAAGAAGGAATGTGCGCCCTGCAGAAGTGTCGTCATTGACGAGATAAGGGATTCCGGAATGAATGAGACGGAACGAATATTCGGTTCGGAATCAGCCTACATCAATTACAGATTCTGCTAAATATAAAAGATTGTCGGTACAGAATATTTTGGTTAGAAGTTCCTTTTGAACCACCCGACATTAATAAAAGTGATTGAAAATGGAAATCGGTGAGTAAACAATTTAAAATCGGTCGGCCATAAACCTTATCATGGTGGCACGATAGGAGCCTTAAACATCCGGGAGACCGACAACCCAAACAGCGGTTAGACAGAGCTGGAACGTCGATAAATACAGCCGTATGTGTAAACGTTAATAGCACAAAAGTACCGAAAGTTAAAGGACCCAGGACTACGGTATTTATCAACAAGTTAAACTTTAAAAGAAATAACCTATGATGTCAGAAAAGCAATATCGAGTAGCCCGAAAGGGTATTGTCGAGCAAATTAAGTTAGCCCAGAAGTTACATTGCGTCAACCTTGAGAAGAAGCACAAAGCCGCGTTAAAGAAGTTGGAGATGCGTTTCTTAAAACCCGACGCAACGGGTTGTTTTGATTGGGGGGCAAGAGTATCAAGTAGTTATTATCATCTTTAAATTATCGAGCTTATGGAGAGAAAGATTGGAGAAACCTTTGAGTTTAAAGGGAAAACTTATGAGGTAATAGAATCACTACGTAATATCTGTGATAACTGTGCTTTTAGTGGAGAATGTGATGCCACAGAAACAGTAGTAGGAAGATGTAGTTGTACATCAAGATTAGATGGCAAAAATGTAATTTTCAAAGAAATAAAAGATAATCAACTTACTATCAACATTCATAAAGGGATGGAGATAGATATAGAGAATTGCGATTTGAAAAATGGTATTATCAAGTTTAAAAAGAAAGAATTGCGTTATGAAGATATAGAGAATTCTTTAGATCTTGAAGGAAACAGAACAGGCATACCTGTTGATGATAACAATGCTTTCAAACTCTGTGCTACTGATCGCCTTATGAATATAGCCAAGTACTACAATGGTAATTGGAAGCCCGATTGGAGCAATAATAAAGAAGGTAAGTTCTATATAAGTTATAACTTTATTCATAACGGTTATTTCGTTATAGAAGATAACTCGAATAATGTTGGATCAATCGTTTTTAAATACAAAGAAGATGCTCAGGCTGTCATAGACAACCCTAACTTCCGCGAAATCTTGGACGCAATTTTCAAAAACTAAACAATACGATTATGGAAAAAGAAATTAACATAACGGAAATCCTGAAAGATAAACCGCAAGGAACTAAATTGTACGACTGGTTGTATAATATAGATGTAGAGTTAGATACAATCAGTACTACAGATACAGAAACAGTAGTTTGGTGTACAAATAAGACCGATAATAATACTACTTGCCATCGTGGTTATTCTGAATTTGGTACAGTAAGAGGATGTCCTGATGGTTTACAGATTCTTCTTCCATCAAAAGGAATGCGTGATTGGTCTAAGTTCGCCTGGAAGATAGGTGATTTACTTACCAACGAATGTGGATTTCAGTGTATTTTCAAAGAATGGGCATCTGATGATTACACAAAGTTCAACGGATGTTATTCTAATAGTAGGGATGGTTATGAAGATGTATCAAATGCCGAAACCGCTAAGTTTGAGAAGTTAGATGATAATATTGCACATGATTACATCAAAAACATTGAGAAAAAATTGGGTGGTAAGTTCAATCGTGAGACCTTGGAAGTAGAGAAACCTCATCCTGAGTTCAAGGATGGGGATATACTGTTTACAAAAACAAACATGTTGCATTTTCCTTCTGTTTTCATCTTAGATACCAATAGAAATGAAATGCGTAGTTATGTTAGCTTTCTTATTGAAAGAGGACATATTGATTATGGTATGCCAGTGTATAACCTTGATACAAATAGATTTCGCTATGCCACAGAAGAGAAGCAGCAGCTCTTTGAAGCTTTAGCAAAGGAAAATAAAGCTTGGGATGCAGAGAAGAAAGCCATTGTTGATTTGAAGCCAAAGTGCGAGTTTAAGCCATTCGACAGATGTATTTGGAAGATACGGAATAGTGAAGGCTCTATATGGCAAGCAAGTTTCGTTTCTTATGTTGATGAGTATGGTGCTATTCCAATGGGTGTGTCTATAGATGAAGATTTGGTTAACTTAATTATCCTTCCTTATAATGAGGAGACAGCTAAATTGATTGGTACGACTGATGATTGGAAAGGAGGCAAGCAATGATGTATCGTGATAAAGATGGTTATTACCTTTATCAAAGGTTACCAAGAGAATCAATGCCAAAGGTTGTCATTAATACGACTTCTCCAAAGGAGTATGGACAGAAACTTTTAAATAGAAAGAGAGGAAGAAAATGAAAGAACTTAAAGTTGGAGAAAGAATAACCATTACTCTTGAAGCTGTGGAACGTAATAATTGCGAAGGTTGTTTCTTTGATATACAAGAAGGAGGTTATAAGTGCATGTGCAAGCATAGATGTTGTAAGTTTAACCGTTCTGACGGTAAGAACGTAATCTTTAAAGAAGTTAAGGTTCAAAAAAGAAAAATGAAAGAAGACAAATATTCATTAAAGATAAGCCGTAACTCTGGTGATACTACCCTTGATGGTTATCCAATAGCTACATATTCGAATGATGAATTGAAGATTCTAAAGAACCTGATAACAAAGGTTTTGGGTGAAGTAAACGAATATATAAAAGAATAGGCGTATGAACAGAAAATTAATGAACTTAGCTTTGATGTATACCACTATCACGGCTTATGCAAGAGAATATCCATTTGGAAGCCCAAGTCCTAAACTTGATACACTGAAAGGCAGCATTCCTTCTGACAAGCAGAAGTGTCAGCCAAAGGCGCAGCATGAGTTCACCATCAAGGGTGTTAAGATTATGGCAGCTTCTAAGAAAGATGCTATCAAGAAGTATAATCATCGTAAAAAATAAACTGTATGGAATTAGTTATCAAACCTGTTTATGCATTACCTTGTGAATTAGAGATATTCACTATTAATGGTAAGGATGCCAATCGTATGGATTTTGGAGAAATATATAACCATAATGAAGGAAACGCAAAGTCTTATGGTTGTGGTTACTTTGAGCCAAAGTCTCCAACAAAGGAAGTGTTGGATAAATACAATATCAAAGAAGAAGAATATTATAACATCTGCAACGAATTAAAAGATAAACTATTTGTAGGTGGTTGTAGGTGGCGTTTCTAAAAGTAAAGCATATGAATAGATTAACTAAAGAGGTAACGGCTACGTGTGGAAATACTATCCTTGTCGTAGGTTTATCTAATAAAGACGAAGTGATGTACGTTAAGTCAACAATAAGAGTGAAGCCGAAGAACAGAAAACAAAAGAAGAAGTTCAAAAGCCAGTCTTATAGAATGAGAAAGGTTGCAAAAGGTGAGTATGAAGTAACAACGTACTGCCCATTTAATATCAAGTTGTTCTCAAAGATAATGAGCTTTCTTGAAAAGAATAAAAATGGCGAGTTTTGGTTTAACATTGATAAAAAGTAAAGCGTATGGCAGCAAGATATAATTTTATAAAAACTATTTTACACAGATTGGAAATCTGTTGGAATGTGCTCACACATAAGACTTTTATAGCTTATACAACTGATGATATAGGTGACAAATGGAGTCTTATATATAACATAGAAAGTCTTGAACAATTTGGTCAATGGCTTGTAAGTGGTGGGTATAAGGAGAATAGCAACTATAAAAAGTAAAGCGTATGTTGTACGAAGCAAAACAAGGGACAAAGGCTTATGAATACATTAAAAGTATTCTCGATGCTGAATTTGAAGAGTATCAAGCCTACATGAAGAGAGTAGAAGAAGCCATAGGTTTCAAATTTGAAAAATATCAGGGCTATCGGCCTAACAGAACTCTCTCAAGGGTGTACGAGATTACCGCTATTTGGGTACCATCTGAGCGTTACGATACAATAGATAAGAAGGTGTGGAAGAAGATAGACGGTGTAAAACTGGAGGACGGTTACTATGTAGCTATTGCGCCTGATAAGCGATATAAGCAAGGCAAGGCAATAGCCTCCGTTCTTCTCTCCTATAAATCCGTTGCTAACCATTTCAAGGTAATGAAGGAACTGAATATAGAAGTCTCTCAAGCTAGCCGTTTCTCTATTACTCAGCTCCTCCGTCATAAAGACCGCATTTTCGTTTACTTTGACAATAGCATTAGAGCCGAGAAGCACAACTCTGATTTCAAGGAAGTCACGGAAGGTGAGTATGAGGATTTAATTAATGGTAAAGATTAAAGCGTATGACACAGAAAGAAATTGTAAAAGTAAATCTAATTTCTGTAGATGTAAGAGCTTTTGCACACGAAATGATAAATCTTCTTAGCCAAGGCTTTGGCGAAGCAGAAATTTGTTTAGGTGATAGTAATATCCCTTTGGGTGGATATGATATTAAAACCGTAAAGGATGGGCTTACTTCTGAAACGAAGATAATATTAAAAAGTAAAGCGTATGGATAAGTTAGAATACATTCCAGGAGATTTGGTAATGACAAACGGTGTACCTTTAGGTACTGCAAAAGATGTTGTTTATCGAGTAACATCATCAGACCCATCAAAGACTTTGAAGTTGGACGATGGAACGGTTCTGAAAGGTGTTGTCTGCTTAGAGAACATCGAAGGCGCGGAATTTGGAGACAAAGGTTATCTCTTCGGAGATTGCTGTTCATGGGTTAAGGATATTATTCCTATTCCTCTTGTTCCCGCTATTCTCGAAAAGAATGTGTGGGAGAGAAGGAAAAGTACGGGCTTTCGTATTACAAAAAAGAGAGTCAAACTCTTGAATTTAGATTAATAGGTAAAACTTATGGTTGGACACTGCGTTGCGGCAATAAAGATTTGATTGAAAAGGTAGAGTTTATTCATCAACTCCAACATTATCTCTTTGGTCTTGGAATTAATCACGAAATGGAGGTGTAGGTATGGCATTAGAAGTAGTAGTTTTAGATAAGGATGAATATAAGGCACTTATTGACAACCAATCTGATGAGGAAGAGTTGGAATACTTAAGAGCTTGTCAATATACTTTAGAAGTCTTTAATAAGGTCATAGGTTTATGCCCTAAGTGCAGAAAATCCGTTATAGTAGATGGATGGGTTTGTCCTTGTTGTGGGTATGATTCAAGTGGTGAAGAATTATATAAATATGGTGATTAACCGCCTTCGGGCATAAATAGATAGGATATGTTTATAAGTGAATTTATTCAACAGCTCCAAGACCTTTGCGATAGTGAAGGTGATATGGAGATAGTAATAGTGACGGGTAACAACGGATTGGGTTCTATACCTCATGTTAAAAAATCACCGCTTTACGACCAATTCGAAATTGTAAAACAATAACCGCCTTCGGGCATAAATTTAAAAATATGACAAAAGAAGAATTATACAACGAATTACAGAATGTAGAAGGTTGCTTAAAGATGGCAGATTCACAAATATCAGAGCTTCGCAAAAAGAAGAATGATATAATGAACGACTTTCTAAGTTTGTTACCTTTTCAGGAAGGTGACAAGGTGAAAGATAAAGATGGCAATATCTTTATCATAGGACGTCTAAAAGAAGCCATATCTCTTTGCAAGAATGAAATTAAGGTTCGTTTTCTTATCCGAAAAATAAAGAAAAATGGGGAACCTTATCAATACGCAAACGAAGCTTGGGGAATTGATTATTTTTCCCTTGAAAAAGTGGAAGAGTAACTAACCATCCTGCAAAGGATATAAAATAGATAATAATATGGATATGAATAAATTAGAAAGGGCAAACACCTTAGCAAAGGGGTTGCTACCTAAAGTTAATAAACTTTTAGATATACACGGTTATTCTGATGGACTAATTGGAGAAACTCTCAAATACTTATTTGATATAGATGAGGATTTCAGTAATAAATTCACACAACTTCTTTCAGAAGTAAAACAGAGGTATCAGAAAGAGTTTGACGAGCTTTAGTAACTATCCTGCAAAGGATATAAATAGATAGTAATATATGAGTTTTGAAGTTCCTAAATATCGTTTGCTGGCTTTATTAAAAGCCGAGGCAGAACTTAAACTATTAGAGGATTATGGAGTTGACAACTGGGATTGGTATAAACATGCAATAAATGATACATTTAATGATGGCAAAGATGCCGTTAATAATCTTTCAGATAATGAACTCCTTAGCGAATTTAAGGAAATAGAGTAACTAACCGTCCTCTCCTTGGCAACAGGGAGAGGGTAAAAAGAAGAGAATATGAAGAAAATTATGTTTAACGATAAATACGGTCTTACGGAGGCTGTACTTGAAAGAAGAAAGACTCAAACAAGACGCATTCTGAACCCAACGATGCTTTTTGAACGTCTTAATACGTATGAAGGATGGGAAAAGGAAGATATTGTCGACTGGAAGAAATGCTGCAAAGATAGACTTTATAAAGCAAATGGGGAAGAATTAAAGGGAATGCTTAATTATGCGTTGTCGCATTCGATATATAAGGTTGGAGATAAGGTAGCAATTGCTCAAAGATATATAGACCTTGCAGGCAATGATGAGTTTTTGCGCCTATGTGCTATTCACGGAATGCCGTTAGAGTACCTTAAATTTGAAAAAGGTTACAATAACAAGATGTATGTCAAAGCAGATCTTATGCCGCATCATATACGTATTACGAATGTAAGAATTGAAAAATTGCAAGACATTAGTGAAGAAGATGTAATTCGAGAGGGATTCGATTGGTGTTGTTGTAATCTCAACATGGGTAATGCTGCATCACAATGGGAGTATCACTTAGAATATTTTGATAATCTTGGACGTTCGAGAGATATTGGCAGCGTACACGCAAAAGAAGCCTATTCGTTTTTGATTGACCATATATCTGGAACAGGAACATGGGAGAATAATCCGTTTGTGTTCGTTTATGATTTTGAGTTATTATGAGTAAAGAAAAAGCGATAGTTCACATTAATAATGTTTCCAAGATGATTGGCTCAAAAAGAATAAAATTGAGTGAAGGTATGGCAATTCATATTCAAAACGAGTTAGTCTTGGCACTTAAAGAGTTGGAGGATTAGTATGATACAAAAGCAGACATGGAAGGACGAAATCATGATTTTAATAACTGATGAAGAAAATCTTGGTTCGGTTCAAATATCCATTCCGTTATATGTTAGTGATATTTTCAGCAAAGCTGATGCTCTAATATATGCACTCTTTGTTGATGATACTCATAGAAGATGTGGCGTTGCAAAACACCTATTACAACTCGCAGAGCAACAAGCTAAGTTGAATGGAGTGAAGACAATCGGATTGGAATTTAATAAAGATGAATCTGATAGATTTGTTCTATATTGGTATCTCCGTAGTGGTTATAAACCATTTAATAAGAAAAGTAATTTATTAATTAAAAAGTTGGAGGGTTGATATGATAAAAGAAGAAGCGAAATATCTATTGCCTATTATGCAGGCATTTGTAGAAGGGAAGGTTATTGAGTGTAGGGCCAAATTAAACCGTATAAAAGGTGCTGTAGACATTCCGAACAAATGGACCGAAACGAATGAAATTTGGTGTGTGAATAGTCTTGAGTATCGTATCAAGCCAGAGCAAGAGCCAAAGTATCGCCCATTTGCAAATGCAGAAGAGTGTTGGCAGGAGATGCAAAAACATCAGCCGTTTGGGTGGGTGAAGTGCAAGGAAGACGGAAGTCTTGGCTTAATTACTCTTATTATTAGCGAAGAAAACATTTTCATAAATGGTGTCGGTTGCAATTCGGAAAGGGCTATGAGAGTATTTACCTTTGCCGACGGAACTCCCTTCGGTATGAAAATGGAGGAATAATATAGCTTGGTGTTTTTGCGATAAGACCGAGATTAAAACCAAAAAAAATATGGAAGAATCTTTAGCTAAAAAAATAGATGCTGCGATAAAATTACTTCAATCAACTTGCAAAGATGAAGTTGTGGAGCTTTGCTACTCGGGTGGTAAAGATTCAGATGTGATTCTAAAGCTCGCTAAATTGGCAGGTATTAAATATCGTGCTATATATAGATGTACTACCATTGACCCTCCAGGAACCATTGAGCATTGCATCGAAAATAATGTTGAAATAATTAGACCTTCAAAATCTTTTTTGAATCTTATAAGAGAAAAAGGATTTCCAACCCGAAGGGTAAGATTTTGTTGCGAAAAGCTGAAAGAATACAAAATTTTGGATAAGGCAATACAAGGCATAAGAAGATGTGAAAGTTTCAAAAGAGCAAAAAATTACAAAGAGCCTACAATATGCAGAATATATGGTTCTAAGAAAAATTGCGTTGAGGTTATATTGCCGATATTAAATTTTTCAAATAAAGATATTGAAAACTTTATTATTAAATACAATATTAAATTGCATCCATTATATTACAATACCGATGGTAGTTTAAATATAAAAAAAAGATTAGGTTGTATGGGTTGCCCATTAGCATCTGATAACGGATTATCAGATTTCAGAAAATACCCATTGCTTGTTAAAGCATGGATAAGAAATGGCTTAATATGGTGGAATAACCACCCTAATGCAGCTTGTCATAAGGAATACGAATCTATTTACGAACTTTTTGTATCTAACGTATTTTTCAAATCGTTGGCAGAAACAAAACTTGCTATAGATGGTGGTTTATTCGGAGAAAAAATAGACTGCAAGAAATTTCTTGAAGATTATTTTAATATTAAATTGAATAAAATGGCTTGGTGTTTTTGTGATTTTTGTGATTACAAGGATGAATGTAAGTACTATCGAAAGGTAGTTGCTTGTCCTTATATTAAGAAGGAGGAGAAATAGTTATGGATAAAAAAGTTAAAGAAGCTTTGGGTAGCGCAAGCTATCTTACTTATCACTGGAGCCAGTACACCTTTGAACAGCTTATGAAAGAAATGGCAAGAGTGTGTGGCCTGTGCGATAAAGCATTAGATCGTTTCAAAGATGATAGCATTACAGACTTCGAGCGAGGCCAGTGGTCGGTCATTCAGAACGTTATTGGCTATGTCGAAAACTATAGCTTGGCAGCAGAACTTTGCCGAGAAGCTGGTATCGGTTACAAGAAGATAAAGGCACTACAGAAGGATTGCGGTTACTCCTATAAGGAAGAAGTTAATAACTTCTTAAAGGAAAGTCGTAATAGTGGAACTGATTTAATATTGGAGGAATAGTTATGTCTTGGTTAGCAGTAGATAAAGGTGGCTGTGAACATATTTTTGCAGAAAAACCTTGCAGAAATGAAAGTAATACATTATGGATTTGTTCTGTCGTATATTTATATGGGCATAGATGCGCAAATACCGGTTGCTGTTACCTTCCTAAAGGGAGCATCAAGAAGCTCATCGGAAGAGAATTAAGCTGGGATGATGAGCCAGTAGAACTTAAATAATTATAGCTTATGAAAATAGAAAACATAAAGTTCAAGGCTAAACGTTTAGATGATAATTCTTGGGTGTTTGGCTACTTCTACGAGGAGAATGGTAATACATACATCATTGAGAATCGCCAGAAAGAAAGCAAGTTAAACAGAAATCTTACTTATCAGGTTGACCCTTCTACCGTCTGTCAGTTTACAGGGCTGAAAGATAGTGTAGGCAATGAGGTTTGGGAAGGAGACATTATCGGAAATCATGATTTCCCATTTGAAAAGAGAACGGTAACTTGGGCCAATTGTCTATCATGTTTTGTCCCAATCGACGAAGATGGAGGACAAGATAGACATCTTTCTTTATTGGTCTTGTTTAAAAAATGGACTGTTCGTGGCAACAAGTTTGATAGAAAGGAAGGTGAGAAATGAAGAAGTATGAGTATATGGTAACTTCAATAGTTATCAAGAAAGCTGATGAGATGACCAAGGTTCTATCTGATAAATTTAATCAATACGGCTATGATGGTTGGGAATTAGTACAATATAACCTAATACCACCATCTGCATTGATAACAGCATCTACGATACCTTGTTGCGGTTCAATCTATATACTTGCGACATTCAAGAAAAGGTTAGAGAAATAGCGTATGAAGAAACAAATAGTCTTAGACGAACAAGATATTAAAGAGTTCCACGAGGATGCGGAGCATCTACGTTGGGTATATAACAGAATGGTGCGTGAGTATGGTGAAAGCGTTAACTTTGATTACATGCACCGCTTTGCCAAGATATTTAATAAATTAAAGCAATTATAGCTTATGAGGATTAGGTTGGCTAAAAAGATATGGGCTAGGTCGATAGATAGATTATCGCCATATTGGTCTATCAAGCTGTTACAATGTAAGATTGATAACAGAATGTTTCAAGCAGCAAAACGGGTCACGAAATGGGAAGCTAATAATTTAAAGAACAGATTAGAAAAGCATGTTCGTATTACTCCTTCTCAAGCTAAGGAAATTAGAAGAAGTGTAGAATTATTAAACTGTTCCCCGAGCGACTTGCTGAATGCTGCGAAACAACAATTAAAAAGAAAGAAGAAATGGAAAAGAAAGTTTTGACCCTTACCGTCAGCAAGCAATGGTTCGATATGATAGTGTCGGGCGAAAAGAATGAAGAGTATCGGATAATTAAAGACTTTTGGATGAGTCGCCTTCTCCTTATCAAGGATGAGGAATGCAAAGATTTCGATAAGTACGTTAAGCTTCATATTGGTAAGACATTTGAGATGCTTATAGACATCGATACCATCAAGGAGAAACTGAATAATGGTACAATGAAGTTCGTACCATTCACCCACGTCCTCTTCATCAACGGATACCGAAAGGATAGCCCACGTATCGAAAAGGAGATTGATAGTATCACTATCGGTAAGCCTAAGAAGGGTATGTGCCCTGACGAGTGGCTTGATACAGAGTTTTTTATTATTAAGTTTAAGTGATATGGTTGCAATTAAAGTATCTTCCGAGAACATCCAAGAATTATGGAAATGCCCGGACGTTTCAGAGTTAGTTAAAACTGTCAGTGGAGACTGCACAAAGCAGACGCTGATAGTTAGGTTGAGAAATCGAGAGTTCTATGTTCCATACGGATTCTATCTCGTAAAAGATGAGAATGGTCGTTGGAGCACACTCAGCCCATCGCTGTATGAGTTGATAAAAGATAAAGTTCATGGCGAGAAGTGAGGAGGAAATCCGAGAATACCATAGAAGGTATTATCAGGAGCATAAGGAGCATCTATTGGCAAGAATGGAAGTTTATCGTAAAGAGAATGCTGAAAGAATTGCCGCAAACAGAAGATATAACAGAAAGAGAAAGAAAGCCTTGGGCGGCTTAATGAACCCAAATATAAAATTATGAGCAGAGGAAAACATTTTAGTGCAGAAGAGATTGAGTTCATCAAGGTTAATGCTTTGGTGATGACAACAACAGAGATTGCGAAGAAGCTCAATCGTAATTATTGGGCTATACATCGAAAGATGCAGGAACTCGGAATTAGTAAGAGCCACACGTTTACAGCAAATGAGGACTTTATTATCAGACAGATGTATGGCAAGTTTCCAGCAAAGGCTATTGCGACAAAGATCGGTGTAGACGAAAATGCGATTTACAATCGTTGCAAGAAACTTAAGCTAACGAAAGGAGGTACGAAATGATAGTTATTGTTACTGCAATGGATAAGGAATATAACCTTATCAGTGAATGGATTGCAAAGAATTGGCTTGACTACAAAAATGTTCAAAACATAGCCTTAATCAAGTCTGGTATTGGTAAGGTTAATGCGGCATCTTGCTTGACAGAATATCTTTCCTCGAATGCAACCAGTAAAGTTACAAGAGTTATTTCAGTAGGATGCGCTGGTGCTGCAGTCGCAGGATTGAAACCTGGTAATATCGTAATCGGTAATTCATACTGTTACCATGATGTATATTGTGGTGAACCGAATGCTAACGGTCAAATTCAAGGTATGCCAGCGGTCTTCCCTTCAGATTTCTCCTGGATTGATATGGACGAAAGATTCAGATTAGGAACTATAGCAACCGGAGATAAGTTTGTTACTACAAGAGAGCAAGTGTTAGCGATTAAGGATTTTCTTCCTAAGTCGTATAACGTATGCGCCATTGATATGGAGTCTGCCGCCCTTGCTCAAGTATGTTACAAGAAAGGGATTGGTTTTACTTCCATTCGAGTTATTAGCGATAATCCTCTGGAACCAAGCCAAACCGAGCAGTATGCAGGATTTTGGGACAATTTAGCAGAAAAAGCGTTTAATGTTGTATGTAAGTTGTTAGAGAAATGATACCGAGTTTCAAAGTTGATCATACGAAACTAAAGCCAGGTCTTTATGTTTCAAGAGTAGACAAATTAGGGTTGGAAATAGTCACCACATTTGACGTCCGTGTATGTAAGCCAAACAGAGATATGATGTCTCCAGCGATTGCTCATACTATCGAGCACTTGATGGCTGATTATATGCGCAACAAGAGTTCACTGAAAGATTATGTCTTATATTTCGGGCCTATGGGATGCTTGACTGGTTTCTATCTCATTCTTAGAGGCGTTTGGACTTCTGCGATAATAAAGGATAGTATAGCAGTCGCCTTTAAAGAATGTTCTGTTTCAAAAGTAATTCCAGGAGCTTCAGAAAAAGAGTGTGGTAACTATAGATTAAATGATTTAAAAGGGGCCACATTATTATGTAAAAAGTTTGCTTCATATCTTTCGAGTGTCGGAGAAGACGAACTTGCTTATCCTATGTAATATTTATATGTAGCCATAAAGTATTTAATCATTAAGTATATTTTCTTATAATATATTTGGTGATTAAATACTTTTTATTTAATTTTGCGGCATTACTTACTATCGCTTCGTACTGGGATATTTTCTTGAATTTATTGTTCAATTAAATATTTAGTTAGAATGAAAAAAAGAACGAAGCAAGTTTTAGTTATTCTGAAACCCAAATCAAAGGCGTTGGGGTTCAGTAGAGAGGAGTTAGAGGGTATTGCTGCCGATGTTGCCAATAACTTAGAACTCGATGAAGAAGCCTCAGACGAGGATGTAAACGCAGAGATTGAAAAGCAGGTCAATGCGGTTCTTCCTTATCTTAAAATTGCGCAAAAGACAGCGCAGCGTACTATCCAGAGTTTCAAGGATAGTAAAGACTTGGATGACGACGAGGTCGATGATCCTGACGATGACCCTGCCGGCAACAAGAAACCAATCCGCAAACAGAAGAAAGAAAAAGAGGAAGAGCAGGTTCCAGCATGGGCACAGGCACTCATTACTCAGAACAAAGCCTTGCAGACCGAAATTCTCGGTTTGAAGTCAGAGCGTGAGAGTGATGGCCGCCGTTCTAAGCTGAAGGCACTCCTTAAGGACAAAGGTACGTTCGGAAAGACCGTCTTGAAGAATTTCGACAAGATGAAGTTTGAGAACGAATCTGAGTTCGACGATTTCTATGATGGTGTTGTGGAGGACTTGGCAGCTATCGATCAAGAGCGCGCTAACGAAGGTCTCGGAAAACTTGGTGCTCCTGCGGCTCAGAGAAAGCCTAAGGAAGAAGAGGTTGAGGTTATCAAGGAAAATGAGATTGATGAGCTTGCCGAAACTATGTAATCTTTAAATCCTAAAAGTTATGTATGGTGTAAGCGAAACAAAAACGTTTGATTCAGGCAAAGAGTCTGTAATCATCAGAAATTATGTGAATGGCATCATGGGTGGTGTCATTCTCGACATGACAGGGTTTACTGGAGAGTTTATCCAGTGCGGACACATTATCATTCGTGATACCAAGTCTGGCGAATACAAGCCAATGCCGGTAACAGGTGATGCCTATGCGGCTCTTCCTGAAAACCACGAGTATATTGGTGTCTGCATGACAACTGCTCCTGTAGATACCCCTCATGTAGGTGTTATGACGGCAGGTGAGGCTAATGATAAGGCTGTCCCTTATCCTGTCGATACAATCAAGGCAGCTTTGAAAACAGCCGTTCCTACTCTTCAGTGGGGACACGACGTAATCGGTTAAGGAGGTGATTTATGCAACAGAAATCTTTATTTCTTAAGTATATCTTGAGTTTCTTCCCAATCTTGAAGACATTGATTGAGAAGATTAACGGTAAGCGCAAGAACGAAATGACGTATCTCCACAAGGATACGTCCATTCTCCGCCGTGTTTATTCTACCGACAACAAATGGGAAGCCGACACAGTTGATACCTCTTACGTAGCTGCTGACTACGTGGCAGTTGATTCTCCTGTTCCTTTGAAGTCTCGTGATAAGATTTCAACCGCCAACGGCAAACTGCCAAAGGTAGGTATGAAGAAATTCTTGAAGGAGTCAGAAATCCTGAGTCTCCGACTTATGGAGTCACAGGGCGGTCAGACAGCAGAAATTCGCCGCAAGTTGGCTCAGGACCCGGTAGCTTGTAATGTCGGTGTTGACGAGCGTAATGAGTATGCTCTTCTGTACGGTCTTTCTAACGGCTACGTGGCTGTCCGTGACGATGATAATCCAAATGAGCTGCTTCGTATTCAGTATCGGTACTTGCCGAAAAATCAGCTCGGCATCAACAACGTTGATGATGGTATTACCGTTGCAGACTTGAAGGAATGTATCGAGCAAGCATCGAATGATGGCAACACCATCTTGATCTTCTGGATTGGAAAGGCTAAGTTTGACGAATTGAAGAAGGCACAGGACGCTCGCGAGCTTGTTGCCAACTATAAGGGTCAGACTTATGACTCCAACACAAAGCTGCCGGTTCCTACTTCCAGCGTATTCCAGGAGGCATTCTTGGACGAGACCGGTGTATCATTCCGCATCATCAACCGTACTGTCCGCTTGGAGCATGATGGCGTGAAGAAGAGTGTTAAGCCTTGGAACAACAATATGATTATCGGTGTCTGCTCACAGATGATTGGTGCCCTCGTTTACGGTCAGGTAGCAGAGGCAACAAACAGAGTTGTAGGTGTAACCTATCAGCAGATTGATTACAAGCTTATCTCTCAGTATTCAACAACTGATCCATTGCGCGAGACAACAGCGGTACAGGCATACTGCTTACCTGTTATCGAGGATGTTGACACAATCTATCAGATTAACACCAAGCTTGCAGACCCACCCATTTCTGTTGATACCGAGAAGGAATCAACAGATACAGATGATACTAAGGTAACAATCTCTGATGTGACCTACAAGAAGCCGGAGGCTATCACAACCCTCAATGCCCTTGGTGCCACGCTTTCAAGTGACGCAAGCGACAAAGAGGTAATTGACGCCTATAACGAACTTCCTCCAACAAAGAAGAAGGAGTTCAAGGAGAAGGCAGCTAAAGCTGAGTAACAATGAAGACAATCGGACAAGCATTGGTGGATGAAATTCACATACCAATTCCTTATGGATTCGTCGAAAACGCTTGTATCAAGCGCGAATTGGGTTTCGAGGACGAGTTTGATAGCGCTGTCGCTAAAAGCGATGCGTATAAGGGAGCGCTTGCCGATTGTCTGCTTTCTCTCATACAAGCCGTAAGTTTCTCTGAGTCGGATAAATCCATTGGTTCTCTCTCAGAAGACCAACGAAAGGCTATATTAGTTCAAGTCAATCGTTTATACAACTCTATCGGTGAGGAAGAAGTAACACTTACTCCAAAGCCGACAGTTTACATTAATTGCTGATGAGTCTATTGAGTTTTCATGCCTCAAAGCTATACCGGCAGCAGAAGGTAGCTGGCTATACAGATGAAGATGGAAATTATCACCAGGGTAAGACCGAGTGGAAGTTCTGCTGCACTTGTGATGTGGTTCCTGCTGGCGAGGCTAACAAAGTAGTTACAACAGATGGGTCTATAGATTATTACTCTTACGAAGTGTATAATTTACCAGTAGCGATAGAAAAGTTCTCTTATGGGGATTTTATCAAGCTTGATATTTTAGGGGCCGAGGAGGCGATTTTAAAGGTCAAGGGATTTCATCGCTATCAACTCCAGTGTAAGATATGGGCATAAGAATGACAACCAGCGCATCTGCTCTAAATGCCTTCCTACAAAGAGCCGCAAGGAAGATACACGAGAATGTGCTTAAAGCATTGAGCAAACTCGGAGACGAATCCGTGGTAAGAATCCGTAACAGGTCTGCCAAGGAAAGCTGGATAGACCATACGGGAAACCTCAGAAGTTCAATTGGATTTGCTGTTTATGAGCAGGGAAGTAAATATATGGAATCAGCCTTTTCGCAGGTTCTCAGTGGCACAGACGGCTCTGCAAAGGGCAAGAAGATGATCAATGACCTTGCAAAGGAATATTCCAGAGTTTATGCTTTGGTTGTCGTTGCCGGAATGGAGTACGCAGGAGAGGTGGAAGCCTTGGAAAGCAAGGACGTACTCGCTTCAACGAAGATATGGGCCACGTCCATAGTCGAGCAGCGTGTTAAGACAGCAATAGAATCAGCTATTAATGAAATAAATAGATGGAAGATATGAAGTCAGACGGAGCAATTAAGACCGATGTTTACAGGTACATCAAAGCCAGCGGTTTCATGAACAATGTTAACGGCAAGCTGTCTAAAACGTTGAGACCACATAATTCTCGAGAAGAAGATGTTGTTATCTCCATCTTGGCCAATGAGGGAACGCAGCTTCAAACGGCAATTATAAATGTAAATATATATATACAAGACAATGATGTAGATGGGCAGTTTGAAGAGAACTGTATCAGAGTAGAAGAAATCTGCAAGTTGTCTTGGAATCTCTTGGAAACGTTCAGAACGAGCGAGTATGCAGCCCACGCTATTGAGCAGAGGGTATATGCAACAAGCACGGGAGAACATGTAATAAATAATCAAATCGAATATAAACTCATAAATGATTAAATTATGTCAGTAACATCATGGGGCAAATGCTCTATCTACGTTCAAGAAGTAGGTAGCAAAAAGAACGAGTGGACTAAGCTCCCAACTCCAAAGGATGGCACAACGCAGGTAACACCTACGAAAGGTGACACAATGACCCAGGTCGAGGAAGGTGGCGGAATTGTTGATCGCAAGACAAAGAAGTCCACATACGAGTCATCATATCAGCTCTTCATTAAGAAGAATCAGTCGCAGCCATTCAAGACTATTGATGGTACCGTAGAAGGTAACTACCGTTATGCTGTCCAGCCGGAAGACGCAGAGCTTCCTGGCGTATATATGGGTAACACAACAGTTGGTGCAGAGGAGGCCTATACAACTCAGGACGGTGCTCTTATCACGTACACCCACTCAGCTCTCATTCCAGAGGGCGACGTGGTAGCTAAGACTGTCAACTCGAAGGGTGAGGATGTCTATTGTGCTTATCGCTGGCGTATTATCACTGCCATAAAGACAACAGGAGGAAAGTATGCCTTGACTTTCAAGAAACCGCAGGATGGCGATACCGCTCCTGCTGAAATCACGGAAACCTACGCAGAGACATAGGCATATTCTAATATCCCTTCCGCCGACTGAGGGTTATCAGCCGGCAACCTACCCAAGTAGCTCAGGGGAAGAGCGAGACCAAATAGTCCGTCGCATAAAAATCCAGGGTCTTCAAAAGCTGGTTGAAAGTCGCAGGTTCGAGTCCTGCCTTGGGTGCCAACTATTTAAATTCGAGTGATATGGAAGAGTTAGGAATCATTATATCGAATACGCTCACAGATATGCCTATAGGCTTTGATACTGAGCATACTCACGTTAATATCTACCCTACTACACTGGGCATGATGTACCTAACGTCGCAGTTGGTAGATAGCTTGGAGATAGACAAAGAGTTACTTCAAGTCGATCCTTTCTTGGAAGCATTGCGAGTTGCAAACACCAAAAGGGAGACATGCTGCAGATTGATTGCATATCACTCACTCAATACAAAGAACGAAATACTAGACTCCAGATGCGTAAGCAGGCAGACGGAGCTAATCTTCAAAGAATGCTCCAACGAGGATATAGCCACTCTCCTCATAATCATCCTTAAGGCTAACTCATACCAGACAATAGCCAAAGAGACAGGAATGGAAGAAGAAGCGAAGCGTATGGCAAAAGTCAATGCAGCAAAGAAGTCAGAGAATAGCTTTATCTTCGGAGGCAAGACAATATGGGGAACATTAATAGATGCCGCTTGCGAAAGATACGGATGGACTTTCGATTACGTGGTATGGGGAATATCGTATAACAACCTGACCCTCATGCTAAAAGATAAGGTTACATCCATATATCTGTCTGATGAGGAGAGGAAGAAAGCCCATATACCGGCAGCAGGGGAAGAAGTCATCGATGGCAACAACAGGGAGGCTGTCATGAAGGCGGTGAAAGAGTCAGAGGCAGAGATTTAACCGAACCCTACGCACGCACGCGAGGAGTTCCGTTTTAGAACATTCAAATTTGGTGTTTCATCGGGATTTCTTTATAACAAAGTATAAATTCAAGGAAAAATAGAACATTATGCCAAGCATAAAATTCGATACAATAGTCGAGACCTCTAAGGTAGTTTCTGGTTTTCGAGACATTCAGAACGCAGTTCATCAGACTGCCGAGAGGGTTGAGAAGGACGGAAAGTCCATTGACGACATAATCTCGAAAATACAAAACAGCATGAATATTGCCATTGGCGGCTGGAGCATTGGAAAGTTCGTCAATCAGATGATGCAGGTCCGCGGTCAGTTCCAGCAGACAGAAATGGCTTTCAAGACAATGTTGCAGTCTGAGGAGAAAGCTGATGCGCTTATGAAGCAGCTGATCCGCACAGCAGCCATTACTCCATTCGGTGTCGAAGATGTCACGGAGGGAGCCAAGCAGCTCCTTGCGTTCAACGTAGCAGCCGAGGATGTCAACAAGACACTCATAGGACTGGGAGACGTGGCAGCAGGTATGGGTCTGAACCTTAAAGACCTCGTGATGCTTTATGGTACCACCATCGCCAAGGGCAAGATGGACACGATGGACTTGTATCAGTTCCTCAACCGAGGTATTCCTATCGCAGACGAGATTGCAAAGGTTATGGGCCTTGACGTTACCAATGCTATCAAGGAGGTCCAGAAGCAAATCAAGGCTGGTAAGGTTACCAGCGACGTTTTCATTCAGGCAATGCAGAATATGTCTGCAGAGGGTAGTAAGTTCGGTGGATTGATGGAAGCTCAGTCTAAGACCATTACCGGCCAGATAAGCAACATCAAGGATGCCATCGAGCAGATGTTCAACGAACTTGGTAAGTCTCAGGAGGGTGTCATCAATACCGGATTGGGAGTTGTTTCTACCCTCGTAGAGAACTGGAAGACTGTAGGAAAAGTTATTATGACCGTTGTTGCTGCCTATGGAGCATACAAAGCTGCTGTTTTGGCAATGATTGCAATATCAAAGGCTCAAATAGCTTGGGAAAGTGCTAAAGCATTTATTTCTTTGGCACGTTCTATAACTTCCGCAAAGGATGCGATGGCGCTGTTCAACCTTGTTGCGTCATCTAATCCTTTGGGTCTTGTCTTGGGTGTAATTGCTGCTGGTGTTACCCTATTCGGATTATTCGGCGATAGTGCTGAAGATGCAGCAACCAAGACCTCCAAGTTTACCGAGAGTGCAAATGAAGCATCAAGTAAGGTCGAGTCGTTAGTCTCCATTCTGAAGACTGCAAAGGAGGGCTCCAAGGTTTATAAGGACACCATCAAGGAGCTGTCAAGCATATATAGCAACTATGGTATTACCATTGACAGGATCAAAGAAGATGAGAGTAACCTCGTTAGTGTCAAGCAGCAGGAGATTGATAAGTCTAACGAGCTTATCGAGCAAATCAAGTTGGAGGCTACAGAGCGCAACAGAGCCAATGCAATCTCTAAGGCCAACGAAGACTACAACAACCGTGTTGATAGCGCTCAGCAAGCCCTTTTGGATAAGTTGAAGGATTATGGAACCTCCAGTAGTGGTATTGCGGTAGGCATACAGAACATCGTATCTGATTCGGTTATCAAGCAGTTTGATGAGTTGACACAGAAGATGTCTGGCTTGAATGAGCACTCCAAGGAGTATCAGACGTATCTGAAACAATACAATCAGTTGGAAGCTTCTTTGATTTCAGAATCAGAAAATCTTGCTAATGCTTTTGGGTTTACAGGAGACAAGACAAGCGATGCCAGGAAGGCTTTGATAGGCTATCTCTATGAACTTCGAGCTGCAAAGAAGCTGCATACCGAGGAGGCAGATAATATCAACAAAGCTGCAGATGCTACTGAAGATTTCGGTAATAAGGCTACCTCAACCAAGAACAGGATAAACGCTTTGCAGAAGCAGCTCCAGGGTGCCGGTGAGGATGTACACGTTCTCTACAACCGTGTCAAGGAGTTCATGCAGAACTATTCCGAGAACAACATCAACTTCCACGTCAACTTCGATGCCAAGATACCATCGTGGATGCAGAACATGAATATTCCGGAACTGGGACGCTTAGGTAAATACTTCTCTGCTTTGGCACGCGACCTTGCAAACAACAAGAAGTCTGGTGCGCTAGTCAATGGCAAATGGATGTCAACCAACGATATCGCCCAGCGAGGATGGGATTATACCAATGCAGCGAATACCAAGCAGACCAAGGCAGAAGACGATGCTAAGCAGAAGCGTCGCGAAAAGGAAGAGGCAGAAGCCAATGCCAAGAAGAACGCTTCCAAAACCAAGAAAGCAGCCGCCGATGCCAAGAAGCAGGCAGAAGACCGCAAGAAGGCCCAGGAGGAACTGAACGAGGACTTGAAGCAGCTGCAGCAGGAAAATATCGACAATGATATATCCCTCATGCAGGAAGGCACGGAGAAGAAGATTGCTGAAATCAAGAACGACTATGCCAAGCGCAAAGCCGAGATTGACAAGCAGGAAGCAGAGTTCAAGAAGAAGAACAAGGAAGCTGGCAAGAAAGTAGCCCTTACCTCTGCTCAGTCCAATGCCATCAATAAGGCTAGAGACCTCGCTACCCAAGAGTACAACAAGAAGCTTGATGAGGTCAACAGGGAAGCCCTCACCTCTATGCGTGACTACTTGAAGGAGTATGGCTCACTCTATCAGCAGAAGCAAGCCATTGCCGAGGAGTACGAAGAGAAGATTGCCAAGGCTCAGACGGAAGGCGAAAAGAAGACTCTCCAGCAGGAGAAGAAAAAAGCACTCGCCAACTTCGACTACGAAAGTATCTCTATGGGCATTGACTGGAAGGGTCTAATGAGTGGTGTGGGTAATATGAGCAAGGAAATGCTCAAACCAATGCTTGAAAAGCTAGATGCTTATACCAACACGGACAAATTTCAGCAAGCCGATACTCAGACACAGCAGAAGGTTGTTGACCTCATGCAGGAGATTCGCACTTACCTCGGCACTGATCAGAATGCAACGTGGCAGAACCTTGCTGCATCCATCAGTAGTTTCAATCAGTCTGTTGCTGAGTACCAAAAGGCTGTTGAGGAAGAGAAGAGACAGAGTGAAAACTTCAAGTCCGCAAAGGCTCTCCATGACAAGGGCAGTATCTCCGACAAGGAACTTCAGCAGGCAAAGAAAGCTACTGATGATGCAAGTCAAGCGGTAGTTGATGCCAAAAACAAAATGAATACCTTCGGCATCAAGCTCAACTCAGCTACGGAAGCCGTTACGAACTATACTTCGGGGCTTACTGCTGCACTCAACAAGCTCGGAACGTGGAAAGGCAACGAAGGGTTCTCGGAGGTACAATCTGCGGTTGGCAACATAGATGCCTTGAAAGGTGCTCTTGACGAATCACTCTCCACTATGGGCAACGGAGTAGCCAAGACAATGGGTGCGACCATATCGAAAGGTCTAGGAAGCACTCTCGGTTCCATCGGAGACGGAATAACCAATATGATGGGTAGTGCTCTCGGCTCAATCGTAGGAGTGGTGGCGCAGATACCGAAACTCATCCTCAATCTCGCAAGTTCCATCAAGAGCTTCGTGACCGGTATTCTTGATTCGTTTACTCAGCTACTTCAATTCGAATGGCTATCAGATTTGGTTGACAGCATTCTTGCTTCCGTGGGAAATCTCATTGATGCTATCTTCGACTTGCCCGAAAATCTCTTCAAGGCTATCGAAAGCATCGTTGTCAATGGTGTTGGCGGTCTCTTAGATAACGTGTTAGGTCGTGTTGGAAACATTCTCTCTCTCGGAGCACTATCATCGAAAGGTCCATCAGATTGGTTCACTAACTCGAATGCAGAAAAGGTTCAGAAGACTATTGACAGACTGACGGATAGTAATGAGAGATTACAGAAGTCCATCGACAAGCTGAAAGACACCATGACAGGTACGTATGGTAAGGAGTCCACCAATGCTTACAAGGAAGCAAAGCGGCAGCAGGAGACTTACAATCACAACGTCATGGAGATTGCGAAGCAACAGATGAGTTATCATAGTTCGCACCACTCATGGAGTAGTTATTGGAGTGGCTTCAACGATGAGCAGATGAAGTTGATAAGGGAAAAAGTAAAGAGCGACTTTAATGGAGATTTAACCTCCCTTACTCCAGAAGAGATGAAGAAACTGCTTTCCTATCAAGAGTTGGTTAATAAAATTAGGGATACGGGTGCTCATTATAAGGGACGTTCTGCTTACGGAGAGGCGGTTCTTGACAAACTTGAAGACTATGCGGACCTTGCAGGTAATCTTGATGAGCTGACTGAGCAATGGCGCGAATCTATCACTAAGATTTCCTTTGACGGAATGAGGGATAACTTCATCAGCAACCTCATGGATATGAAGAAAGACTACAAAGACTTCGCGGACGATTTTGCCGAAGAGGTTCAGAAATCTCTCCTTTCCTACGATATGGAAGACCTCATTAATGGTAAATTAAAGAAGCTATATGAGGATTGGGCCCAGGCTGTAGATGATGCGAATGGAGACCCTTCTAAATTCGATATAGAGGAGTTTCAAAAGCGCTATGATGATATAGTCCAGGAAGGCTTGAAGAGACGTGATGATTGGGCGAAGGTAACTGGCTACACTGGTTCCTCATCCTCATCACAGACCGCAACAAGCGGAGGATGGGCATCTATGGGACAAGATACCGCCGATGAGCTGAATGGTCGCTTCACCGCCCTGCAGATTGCAGGAGAGTCTATTGCTCAGAACATGACTACCACAATTTCACAGATGGAGAGCATCGTTACACTCGGAATCTCAACCAATGGCGCAGTATTGGAGATAAGAAACATGATGATCATGACAAACAGCTACCTCGAAGACATCGTGAAGTATTCAAAGCTCACCTATAATGACTTCGGAGCAAAGCTGGATGACATGAACAGAAGATTAAAGGATATTTGACCTCTATAGGATTTTCGCTTGTCAGCCCTTATAACTATACCTAACAATAGCAAAAGCGGCTCACAGCGAAGCCTATGAGGCTATTTAATGATTAAATAGTTATGCTTAACGGACAACTTTATATCAATGGTAAGGATGCCTACCTTACATGGGGCATAATCTTAGATGAAACCGCCCTCAGCACGCTAATGACTCCTGCACCAAACAAGGAGTTTATCAGTAACAAGTATCGCTCAAAGGACGGCAAGTCGGTTATCAAGCACAATCCAAGACTGGATGAGAGGGAGATAACGCTTCCGTTCAACATGACCGCCAAAGACTCAGATACGTTCATGACGAACTATGCTAGGTTCTGCGAGGAGGTTCTTGCCAAGGGAGAGTTGGTTATCCGCACCCGATTTCAGCCAAATGTGTGGTATCGGTGCATCTATCTCTCCTGCACACAGTTCAGTCAGTTCATTCGGGAAATGGCAAAGTTCAGTCTAAAGCTCAACGAGCCAGACCCTAGTGACAGAGGTGAAACAAGTAAATATACAAGCTAATGATTCAGATTAAGAGAAATAACAAGGTATTCTTCACATTAGAGGACTTCGGCGAGGGTTCTAAGCTGTCATATCAGCTTATGGACCACCACTACATCATCTTGAAGTTCACTACGGCTACTCCTATCTATTTCGAGATTGGGGACTCCGTGGAGATTCCCGACTTCGGCTACTTTGAACTTACATCATCATACTTCCCTAAGCACAATGATAGCGATGGCTACGACTACGAAATGCAGATGGATGCCTACTATATGTCTTGGAAGAATAAGATTTGCAAGTATCGCCCTCAGCACGGAGCCAACGAGACCTCCTTCAAGCTCACCACAACGGTAGGCGTACATATGAACGTTATACTCGGCAACCTAAAGGCGTTAGGTCTTACGTACAATGGCAAGGATTTCTCTGTTGACTACACTACATACAACAACAAGGCTTTCGATGTTCAGAAGAGATTCTTGATTGAGTACGGCTCTATCAGTATTCTTGATGCTCTCAACTCCATCTGTTCCGAAGATGCGCTCAACTGCGAGTGGTGGATAGATGGCTCTATTATATACCTTGGATATTGCGAAATGGAAGGTCAGACAACATTCGAACAGGATGTTAATGTTCTGTCTATGTCCTATTCGGAATCTAAGTCAACTTATATTACGAGACTGTACGCATTCGGCTCAGATAGGAATATCCCGAAAGGATATTTCACTGGTGCCGATGCGGACGTCACCACCGATGGTGTAGCTACCGATTACCTCATGCTCCCTAACAAGGAAGTAGATAGTGACGGTTTCTACGCCAAGGATGGCTACATAGAGAACGTGAATGTCGTGAAGAATGATAAGCAGGCTATCGAAGGTGTCGTGATGTTTGAGGACGAATATCCAAAGGTGGAAAGTGCTGTCAGCAGTATCAAGACCTATGATAGCACCGTTGATAACGAAGACGGGACGAAGACTACACAGACGTTTTGGCAGGTCACTTCTACAGACTCTTTCACTAACAGCTTCAAGGAGAGTTGGATAAAGAGTAACCTCACTTTAGGCATCAAGTTCACTAGCGGTGCTCTCATGGGCATGGTGTTCGATGTTAGCTTCAAAGTCATTGACAAGGTTAACTACTTTGAGATTGTTGCTAATGACACTTACGGAAGAACTCTCCCCGATGGTGTCATGTGTCCGAAGGTTGGTGATAAGTACTTTCTGTTCAACTGGGATGCAACCAAGATTACAGATACGGACCTAATTCCTGCAGCTCAGTTGTCTCTGTTCGATAGAGCGAAGCAGTACTATCTGAAGACTATGATCAGCAACGCAAACTTCACATGCACGATGGATGGCGATAAGTTCTATAATAATGGGACATACGATTATCATCCTCTCGGTGAACAAGTAAAGCTGATTAATGATATGTTTGCGCAGGTTGATGCTAAAGGTAAGCACTACCGAAACTCTCGTATCATCGGCATGGAGATACCTTTGGATATACCTTATGACCATCCTCAATACATAGTTGGTGAAAAAGCAGCAACAAGTCGATTGGGTAAGCTGGAAGACAAGGTTGACTCTATCACGGTAAACGGCATTCAGATAAGTGGCGGCAATGGTGGTGGTGGCGTCTATGTAATAGGCATGAATGACTCTACACCTCCTACAGACAGTAATGTTCTATCAGCAAGAAAGACTATCCATAGTTTCTTGTCAAAGCTACACAACGACACTGCGCAGGGATTAATCACATTTGCGAAAGGTCTTATTGCCAAAGGTCTTGCTGATTTGATGATGGGAGCGAAGTTTGGCAACAATGCTATGATTACGGAGTTGGGCGATGCGGTGTTTAATACTATCAAGTCTTTCGATTACGACAATGCGGCTGAACAAGGCTTTTCTGTTGAGAAGGAGAAGAACGGCAAGTATCATGCCTTTATCACCAATCTTACCATTTGGGGAAAGGCGATATTCCACGAATTAGATGTACGCAAGCTGTCGTATGCAGGCGGTAATGTGTATCTTTCGGGCGCAGGAAGCAAGATAGTGAAGGTCGTGCCTGTAACATGGGAAAGCGAGAGCAGTGAATGGATAGAGACGTCTGTGGAGATGTGCGAAGGCTGGCTCTGTTATCTCTTGGCGGATGACGGAACTACGGCTACACAGAACCTGTGGAGAGAGGGCGACCAAGTGAGATGTAAGACTATCGGAACGTTGGCTACTGGAACCACGAACGCAAGCAACAAGAGCTACTGGCGAACAATCCCTGAGCACGGCGTATCGAGTGTGAACGAGAAGATATATGACGGATATGGCAACGAACTGTATGGAGGACAGATGTTCTCGTGGATTGTAATCGGCAAGCATTCTTTGTCGTTAGACTCGATGACTGAGGAGCTTGCAACGGCAGAGATAGGTGGTATTCCTGAAGCAGGAGACACTATTGTGCTTGACGGACACAGAGCTGTTTTTGTTGGAGGACAAATTGTAGATGACTACAGCAGAAAAGGTGTGCTGATACTGGAGAGTACTGGCGAGAACACACCTCGCATCGTAGGCTTCAAGGGTGTAGACAGATATACACACGATGGCAAGGATGTATTCGAGCTTTCGCCTGACAAGATAAGGCTTAATAGCGGTATCTTTGAGTGGGTATCTTCGACTGGCGACACCATGCACATGGTGAACTACAGAGGCGAATGGAAGGCAGGAAACTATGATTATTACGATCAAGTGAACCACAACAACGCCCTGTGGACTTGTATCAATGAGAACGGAACAAGCCAAGAGCCTTCGGACGCAAGCAGTGACTGGCAGAAAGTGTTGTCGGGAGAGAAAGGCGACAAAGGTGACAAAGGCGAAAAGGGAGATAGAGGTGACGAAGGACCACAAGGACCTAAAGGAGAAACAGGCGCACAGGGACCACAGGGCGAGAAAGGAGAACAAGGTACTCCTGGTGTGAACGGAAATGACGGAGAGGACGGAGTGAGCATACTTCTCGTACAGCCCATCGTGCTCGACACTAACGATAACGGCATCGTGTCGGACACCACGGCAGAAGGACGAGTAAAGGTGATGAGAGGTGGCGAGAATGTTACTAACGAGTGCTCAGACGTAAGGGTGAGCTATATGCAGAACTGTACGGCTGCGGCAAGCTTGGCTACAGGATACATAAAGGTGAAGCTCAATTCTGTGAACACTACCACTATGGCGAGCGGAGACAAGGTGTCGGTGAGCGAGGGATTTATCACAATCGCATTCTCTCTCGGAGGGAAGAGCTACAGTACACAGGTTCCATTCTCGGTGAACGTTTCGAAGTATATGGGTAGTGTAAAGGCTACGGCAAAGCAGTATCAGTCGCAATTTGAGAAATTGGAGAACGACCTCAAAGGAAGCAATCCTACCGTTCTCAAAGCCTACACATCTACTATCAAGCAGACAGCTAAGGAGATTACTCTCAGTGTTACTCAGAGCCAGCAAGGACGGCATAACCTACTGCGAGATACGGCACTGACGAGGAAGGGTGATATATATTATTCGGACGGACTATTCCAGCCTACGATAACACAGGGTGTGAACGGCCATAATGCCATCCGCTTCTCGGTGACGGGTGACGGAAAGCCTCAGTACATGGGACTTTTCTGGGGACAGCACGTCAACGGCATCGCTGTGAAGAAGAACACCGATTATACATTTTCCGCATGGATAAAGTGCGACACGAAGGACTTACAGGTTCATTCGGAGGTGTTCAAGATGGCTGCGCTGAATAGTGGTAGAGGGGACAGAATTATTGCCACCTCGGGTAACATGCAGTGGATAACGAAGGAGAACGAGGTGAACCAATGGAGGCAGGTGAACTACACTTTCAACTCGAGCGACGCAGAGTTTATCGAGGTGAATATCTTTGTCTACAATGGCATAACCGTGGACGGAACATTTGGTTATACTGCCTCTGGTAACGGATGGATATGTATGCCGATGTTGGAGGAAGGAAGCGAGTACACAGGCTGGACTCCTGCGGAAACGGACTACGACTATGTGGGAGGAAACCTTTTGGAGGACACGATGGCACTGACCAAATCGTCTGACAAAAGCAATCTCCAGCTTGCCAGTGGACTGATTATGTTTGAAAAATACGAAGGCTGCTACGGTATATTGTACAACAAAAACAACTCGGCAGAGTCTCAGTTCACAGAAGCCTTGCAATATAAATTTCCAACAACGGCTACCCTTTCTGGGCAGGCGAGAATAGTAAAGAATCAGGACTATGTGTTCTCCTTCGTTGCCAAGGGCAGCGGGAACATCAACGTTTATCTCTATGGAGACAGCGTACATGCAAATGTATATACAGAAACCTGCGAAGGAAACGAATATACGGACGGCAGGGCTGACGGATACGCACAGCTCGCACTCACCTCGACCTATAAGCGGTACTGGGTGCATTGGCGAATAGAGGACTACACTGGCGATGGAGCAGAGGTAATTCCAGACAAGGTGCTGATACGTGTTCCAGGCGATACTGAGGCTTGGGTGACAAAGCCGAAACTGGAAGAAGGCGCACAACTTACTGATTATACAGAACGGAAGACCGACCTCATCGACAGAGCCACGGCCAAGGCGGCAGGACTTGAGATTACGTCGAGCGGAGTAACTCTGTATGGCGAGAAAATCAAGGTAGAGAACACACTCTCTACCGGTCAGACTACGACGGCCGCGCTCTTTACAGACGGAGCCATCAATGCGGCTCTGATACTGGCGCAGATGCTTACATCGCAAGGACTCAACGGACAGATGGTAAGGATAGCCGATGGCCTTATCAATATCTACGGAAAGGCAGGAACTGCAAACATCCGCTTCGGTCTGAACAGTTCGGGACAGGCCGTGCTGTCGTACTACGACGACAACGGAAACTTTCTCTACGACCTCGGCCCTGCTGGTGTCGCCTCGCTCAGCAAGACCGACGCGAAGATAACTTCTGCGCGATATATCAAAGCAGAGGATGCTGGACTGAAGACTCCGCTTGGAGAGAATGTAGATCTTCCGTGGGTTGACACCACTAAGACGTGGTACACGGCAACGAAGGATAACAACTTCATTCTTTTCGTTAAGGGTGCGACGGGAAAACAGACAACCCTGTATCGTTACTCAGCACCAAGGGTGAACGGAAAGATAGTAGCCGACTCGGCTAACGGATTGAGTACCTACGACCTCGCGAGAGCAGCCGACGGAAGGACGTTTACGAGCCGCACAATGGTGAAGAATGGTGCGCTGACAAATCTTGCGGATGGCGTGTTCCTTACTGCGGATGCCAAGGTCTACGACAACACAAAGCTGGTGCCTGCCATCAAAAAGGGACAGAGCGTGACAAGGCCATCCTTCTATGTACAGATAGAATCCTTTAGCGCAACGTACATGGCACCCGGATTTCACGAAAAAATCTATTCAATACAGACGGAAACCACTTTCGGTAATCTTGACGCAGGAATAATGAGCAACAATAATAATTACTAAGCGGATATGATAACATATAAGGAATTGTATGCTACGCCTTTGGAAACGAAGGTTGCGACATGGAAAAATAATGAGGTGCGCCTTGCTGTGAACGAACGCAAGACAGAAGACGGTGAGTATCTGTATGACTGCGTGCTACTCGGCATGAATACCGATGCGGAGCCTACTGAAGAACAGCTAACAGAGGCTCTGAGAAACAAGTGCATCGAGCAGATAACGGAGTACGATAAGAGCGCAGAGGTGAATACGTTTTATCTCAACGGCGAGGCTCACTGGCTCGACTTCGAGACAAGAGATAGGGTATATCAGGGCAACGAGCGACTGATGCGAATGGGGAGAACGGAAACGACCCTGTGGCTCGACGGCGAGTGTTATACCCTGCCTATTGACACAGCTCAAGACCTCATAAGTAAGATAGAGGTCTACGCCAAAGACTGCTACAATGTTACGCAGACTCATCTTGACAAGGTTGCGGAGCTACAGACGATAGACGCATTGATAGCCTATGATATTACGGCAGGTTATCCCGAAAAAGTACGACTAACAATTTAATTTTATAGCTATATGAAGAAAATCGTTAAAGGTAATGACTTCACGCTGAGGATTCCAGTGATGAAGATGGTGGAGGGACAAGCAAAGGCTTTCCCTCTGCCAGCCTGTACGGACGTGGTGGTACAGGTTTGTAATCAATTCAAACGCATACCTCTTGCATTTACGATTGATGTAAATGAGGATAATGTTCTCCTTGCGAGAGTAGAGGGTGACCAGATGAGTCTCGGTACGTATGCCATCGAGGTAAAGGGTAAGATATTCGGTAACGATTGGCGAAGCAACGAATACCCTCAGTTTTCCATCGTAGCAAAGAATGCCGATGCTGATACTGAGTTCGAAACTACCGATGAGGGCGACAACAGCGTGGAAATGGATACAGCTATGGTTATCCTCCCTCCAACGGTGGAGTTAAGTGACCTCATTTCAGACACAAATGAGGCGTTAGGAAAGGTTGATGGTGCGGTAAACAAGACGGAGGAAGCTGTAAAAAAAGCCAACGATGCCGTAAGTCAGGTAAACGGCGCTCTGAAAAAAGTTCAAAACGTAGATATTGATCTTGACGGCACAAACTTGAATATTACTCGTCCGAGTGGTGAGAAAAAGGAATTTGACCTCATGCAACTCAAAGGTGACAAGGGAGAGCGTGGTGAGCAAGGTATGAAGGGAGAGAGTGGAGAAAAGGGCGATAAAGGTGAGAAAGGCGATAAGGGCGATAAAGGATTGCAGGGAGAACGTGGTGAGCAGGGCTTGCAGGGTATTCAAGGCGAGCAAGGTATGAAGGGTGATACTGGAGCGAAGGGAGAACAAGGAATCCAAGGTGTTAAGGGTGACCCATTCACTTACGATGATTTTACTCCCGTAGAGATTGAAGGCTTAAAGAAGCCTGCTACCGATGCTGCAAATGAACTGAATAAGTACTTGGATATTGTCAAGTTACCTGTCGTGGAAACACCAGCATCCGAAACAACATTGGCTATGGATGCTAACAAGGTGTATGATATTACTATCGGTGAATCCCTTACCCTAACCCTCAATGCCCCAACAGACTTGACGGTGACGAATGAGTATCAAGGCAGTTTTGATACAGGAGCTACTGCACCAACGGTTACTTTCCCTGCTGATGTGAAATGGGCAGAAACACCATCTGTGGAGGCAAATACACATTATGAGTTCAACATCAGATACATTGATGGCAAGTACTATGGACTTGTGCAAGAGTGGAATATTAATACATAGGAGGAAAACGTATGAGAACAGATAGAAGAAAAGGTTTTTATTATAGATACAAAAAGATAAATTATATAGAAAATACTGCTAATGCAACAATAGAAACTGATATAATTGCCACACAAGATACAAAAGTAGAAATAGATTTTGAAGCTGCTGAAAATAAAAATAATAGCACGTTTCTTCATGGCAGAAATGTCTTTTATATAGGTAGCGGAAGTAAGGATACTATAAATTTTGTACAACTGGGCAATGTAAATATAAGTAGTTATACAAAATACAACAAAATGAAAAGACATACATATATTATAGGATGTAAGTATGGATTTTCTGTTGACGGATTGTCTCTTTATGGAGGAATTAGCGGAGATTTTGTAGGACAAAAGACTATAACATTTGTGCAAGGTTACAAAGGAAAATGTTATGGTGTTAAGATTAGTGAAGGAAATCAGTTGGTACGTCATTTCATTCCTGTAAAGCGCAAGTCAGATGGGGTGATTGGTATGTATGACATTATAGGAAGGAAATTCTATACTTCTCCAAATGGAGTAGCTTTTACAGGAGGATGACAACTTATTAATATAATAGATTATGACAAAACGATGGATTAAGAATGGTGTCTTTGCATCCGACGCCATAGAATTAAATGGATGCGTAGTGTGTAACCCAACAGAGGATATGCTGCGACAGGCAGGCTACAAGGAATATCAAGAGCCTGTACCTACGGATGAGGAGAAACTCGAAGAAGTTAAGGCAGAAAAGATAGCAGAGATAACAGCCTACGACACCTCATCATCGGTGAACGGCTTTGTGTTGAATGGGTTACTGGTGTGGCTCGACAAGGCGACACGTGTTGGATTAATGAACTCCACTACCATCGCCAAAGCAGCAGGCCAGGAAACAACCACCCTCTGGCTTGGAGGCATCAAACTGGTGGTGGACTGCGACAAGGCCATCCAGCTACTCTCGGTATTAGAGATGTATGCCCTGGAGTGCTTCAATGTCACAGCAAGCCATAAGGCAACTGTAAATGAGCTAACAACCATTGAGGAGGTAGAGGCCTACGATTACAAGACAGGCTATCCGAAGATGCTTGAGATGAGTGTTTAACATTAAAACGAAAAGATTATGTATATACTAAGTGTTATTTCATTTCTCCTGTTAGGAGGATTTCTGCTTCTCGCAGCAATGCGCTTTGGCGTTCCTGCGATGGTGAGCGAGGTGTATTATCAGTTACAGGGATGTACTGGAAGTGAGGTGATAGGCGACAAAAACAAACGAAACTACGGATGGGTGTTCACCGCTGTAATGGTTACGTGTGCGATACTGATGATGGTGTGTATGCTCGACACAGGTAAGGGTGTTCAATGCCTCGCCTTTATAGGGTGTGGAGGACTGATGTTTGTTGGTGCGGCACCCAACTATCTCGATGCTGATGCCTACCCTATTCACAAGGTAGGCGCACTTGTAGCTGCGGCAGGGTGTGTAGGCTGGTGTCTGTCTGTGTGCTGGGTGCCAACGGCTGTAATAGCTCTTATCTATCTGCTACTCGTAAGCTGTTCGGACGATGATGAAGGATATAAGCCTGTGTGGTATATGGCAGAGGTGGCAGGATTCTTGGATGTGTTTTTGACCTACTGGATAACAGATTGATAGTAAAACGCCGTTGTTGATAGCAATAAGATGGTTTAGTAAAGTTTAACACTAACAATTTGGCATTGTTCTTGCGTTATTGCCACAAAAGTGTAACTTTGCAACCATCTTATTTTGAATCTTAAAACCGAAAATTATGAATAAAGAAGACGAAGGTGACCTATTAAGGTGGTTGCAAGACAAAGACGTCAGCGAGGTTATGGATTTGCTGATGAAACATGGTAACAGATATTCACGGAGAATCTTGAAGTTCTTCCGCTGGTTCTGTAAGTACGTTCCAATAATTATTATGTGCTTACACGCTTATGGAATGTGGGATTTTAGCCAGCATCCAAGGGAAATGTTCATAACAAACAATGAGAATTTTCCATGCTATTTATTCATCTATTTTATGGTTTATATTTTACCTATGGTTTTGATATTAGCAAGCCGATTCTTTTTCCTTTGTTGGAGATATAGAATACCATTTTTCTACTTCTTCGGTATCAACGCTGCCCATATTGTAGAGTGGAGTTGGTACACAACTCAAGATATGATTGATTCGTGCTTCACTGTCATGATAGTAACGGCAATGTTTTATATATACGGATTCTGTGACATGTTTATCAGCAAAACCAAGTTAGGACGAAAAATCTGTGCATAATATGGGAAAGATACTAAATTATAAGTTGCTCGGCACGGCTTTGAAGTCGCTAAGCGATGCTTGCTTTAAAGCTGACGAGCAGCAGCGAAATGGTGAGAAGGTCACCGCTTGCGGAATGAGCGATGAGGATATGGATAGACTGTGTGATATCATCCCCGATATGCTCAACCCGATGATGAGCACAGAGGAAGTCAAGGAGAAACTGCACGTTTCTGATGCTACACTCAATCGTATGGTTGCAAGAGGCGACATACCTAACGGAGAATGCAAGAAGCGAGGGCATAGGAGATATTTTAAGAAGTGGGATATTCTTCACTATATTAAGAGTAAGAGAAAATCTTAACGTATTAAGCCCTACGCATCACGGATAAGCGAGTATGTATGAGTATTATGGACTTTATGTTTCAGACTTTGATTATAGTAGCAATGATAGTCGTCATTAATTGCACGTTCATTGCATACCTATACATTACGCATGAGTACGAGAAGGTCGATAAGTTCTTCCTGGCTTGGGTAACGATGTCAACTATGATATTGGCAATGTGGTTCGGATTTGGACTGTATTTGTATCTTAATTATTTCTTATAAGCTAAAGAGAGGTAAGTGATTGCCTCTCTTTTTGTTTTCAATCCTTTCCAATGTTTGCAAGATTGTAAAGGATTGAAATTCCCCCGATTTCGTGGGTTTTAAAAATACAATATTTCGATAAAATTATATACAATTATATACAATATTTCGAGGAAATTATATATATTCGTTTATATGAGTGCATAAAGTTTTGCACTTTTTCGCAATAGCTATTTGATGATTAAATATTTTATTGTATATTTGCAGCGTTATTGTTTAATCATCAAATAGTTATAGTATGGCAGATAGAATTAAAGATATTGTTGTAGGCGTAGTTCTTGCACTCCTCGCCTATCTTAAACCGATTGAAGGCGAGTTGTCTTCGCTTATGATCGTCTTCACCCTCAACTTTATTTTCGGTTATCTTAGTGGCATGATTGCAAAAGGAGAGAACTTCGAGTTGAAGAAAGCAGTTGTGTGCATCGGTCACGCTACCGTGTTTTTCGTCCTTTGCGCAGCCGTGTATGCTATTGGGAGGTTTAAAGGACAGATGGAAGGCTCTGTTCAATGCGTTTCCTTTATCTCGTATTTAGTTTTGTGGTTCTATGGATGCAATATTCTTAAGAACTTGAAGCTGATATTCAAAAAAGGAACTCCACCCTGGTACGTAGTCAGCTTCCTGTATTATCTTATGCGATTTAGGTTTATTGATAAGATTCCCTATCTATCAGAATATCTTAATTACGCAGAAAAGGAGGAGTGATTATGGCAGATTCAGCTAAACTTGTTCCGTTTATTCTTAGTTGGGAAACGGATAAATACACAAACAGAAAAAACGACAAAGGTGGAGCTACAAAATACGGCATTACCCTTGCTACCTGGAGAAAAGTCGGGTACGACAAGAATGGCGATGGTGTTCTCAACGAAGAAGACGTGAAACTCCTTACTGAGGAAGACTTCCATCGTGTCTTTAAGGAGAACTATTGGAATGCCTGCAAAGCAGACAAAATTCAAGATCAGAGTGTAGCCAACATGCTGGTAGACTTTGCTTATAATAGCGGAGTTAATAAAGCTGTAAAACATCTACAATTTGTATTAGGTATCACAGCAGATGGTATTATCGGTAATAAGACCCTGCATTTTATTAATAAATCCAATGGAGAAAGGCTATTCGAAGCCTTCAAGAAAGATAGAAAAGCTTATCTAAAGAGAATCGCAGTCGGTGACCAGAAAGGTTTTCTTAAAGGATGGCTTCGCAGACTTAGCTACATTACGTATGGTAATCTAAAATTGAATAAATGATGAAATGGTATGATATAAGATTTTGGAAATGGGCAACCACTACCTTAGTGGTAGGTCTTGCGCTTGTTTCTGTCTTAGGGTGCAGCACTCCTAGAGCAGTAACTACACAAACCTTCATCACAGACAAGCAGAGTGAAAAGAAATTCGATTCCCTCTTCACTACCCGATTGTCTTATGCCTTCGAGCAATGGCAACATATCCAAAAGCGAGAAACAGAAAAAGCTACCAAAGATAGCAGCTATGTTAAAGATAGCACAGCAACTCGATATGATGCCCAAGGGAATAAGATTGGTGAAGATCGTTTTCATTACGAGAGTCACTATTTATTTGAAAAGGAACGAAGAATGCTACTTGATTCCATCAGTATATATAAAGCATACAAAGATAGCTTTATATATTACAGAGGAAGATGTGACTCTTTATCAAAGATTGGAACCTCTCAGTTCTATAAGATTGACGCTCCTTCTATAAAAGAGAAATCTCTGTCAAGTATGCAGAAGATATTCTTAAAAACGGGGCAGATGTTTTGGTTCTGCTTTATACTCATAGTTATGTACTTATTATATATATCAAGGAAGAAAAAGAAAGAATCTTAGAAAAGTTGTTTAATTAAGGTTTTGAGATTTATTTAGGATAACTAGGGCGACTACTCGTGATGAGCGGTCGCCCTTTTTGTTTGCAAAGTAAATTCTTTCGTTCTAAGAGATTCAAAAATGACGCTACCTACTATCACACCAAACTGCTGATTTAGAGCCACTAACAGAAACTATGATAGAGTTATAGCCTATATACATACTATTTACTAACTTTGCATTTGTAACGTTACAAATAGTGTTAGAAAATATTAAGGTTAAATTAAAAATTCGGGATATGGAAAGTAAAACTTACGTGTTCAATCCAGAGAGCGGCACAAGCGGCACAGGCTCTAATGGAATCTTGGCTATGCTTCCTGCACTCATGCAGAGACAGGGTGTTGACCCAGGTCTTATTGCACTCTTGAACAACCGTGGAAACGGAAATGGTTGGGGTGAAGACATCTTTGCTATCCTTTTGTTGTTCATACTTATGGGCAATAATGGTATGGGACTCTTCGGAGGTAATCGCTGCATGGGCTCTAACGGACAGGGCGGTGTTATGCCAATGCTTAATAATGATGCCAATACTGCCGTTATCATGCAGGAAGTTCAGCGCAATGGCTTTGATGTTCAGAGCTTGGCTACAGCCCTCAACACATCAAGTGACGCAGTTATGGCTGCAATCAATGGCTTAGGTCAACAGATTTGCAACCTCGGCAATCAGATGGGCATGAATGCTAATCAGATTTTGACAGCTATCATGCAGGGCAACAACGCTATCGCTACCCAGTTGGCAGAATGCTGCTGCAAGACCAATAACGCCATCACTGCAATGGACGGCAACATCAAGTTGTCTATCTGTCAGCAGACTCACGCCATCAATGATACGGCAAACGCCAATGCTTTGATGCTCCGTGACAAGGCAGATGCTAACAATCAGTCTGTCTTGGCTAAGTTGGATCAGATGCAGACACAGGCAATGCAGGATAAGCTCGATGCTTTGAGAGAGAAGAACAGTGCCCTGCTTGCTCAGATTTCAAATGAGCATCAGACACAGGCTTTGCAGTCTTATCAGGCGCAGGTTATCACACCAGTAAATGCAGCTTTGGCTGCGCTGCAGGCAGAGGTGGCTGGCATCAAGTGCAAGTTGCCTAATACCATCAGTGTTCAGTACCCTCAGTACGGAGTATTCAACAAGGACGTTTATACTGCTGCCGCCATGGGAGCTTATGCAGGTGATGTAGCGGCTTCTCGTTCAACTGTAGGATGCGGTTGTTAGGAAAGGAGGTAACTATGTTTCCTTTATATCCATTCAATCCATTTATTCCAATCGGTCAGAGAAACCAAATCAGACGTATTGATGTAGGAGGTATCTATGAGTTGAAGACGAATGCCCAGCAGGTCACAGATGCTAGTGTAGATTATGGTATCAATCCTTGCTACTACAATGCTTTGCCTTGCGAGTGCATTGTACTCTTGAAGATACATCAAGGAGTTGCCGCTGCAAGTGCGACACTTCCTGTCACAATCGTAACTCCAAATAGTGGTTCGACCACTGTTAACGGAACTGCCAACACTAGCGGAACTACTTCCGGCACAACAAAGGTGCCAGTTGTTGATCATGTGGGAAAGGCAGTGACGGGAGCTAGCGTTTCTGAAACTACAGAGGCTTTGGCATACATCAATAAGAAGAGCGGTATTATCCGACTGCTTGGGTTTCAGCAGCCTACAGGCGGCTAACAGAGTATTAACTACGGAGCAGGTGGCAACATCTGCTCCATTAAAAGAGAAAGAAAATGTTTCAAGGACTAAGACAGTCTTCTCTCTTCTACATCTTAGACAAGGGAGGAGAAAAGCCGACTCTAAAAATCGGTCAAGTAATATCGGTCAGCAATCCTCAACAGAAATATCCTAGCTATATGCCAGGACAGACTCCGACATTGGAGACGACCGTTGATGTTAAGGTACAAGTAGAAGACCAGCAGGTCAATTTCGAAAAGCTGCCATCTACGGCACAGATAGTGAACTTCGGAAATGAAGGTGTTGTTGTCAGTGACAGCAGAGAAGCTATGTGCGCCGAGATTGATGCTATGTTGCGACATTCCAAGGGAGTCGTGGAAAGTGTGGATTACCACAATGGAGTCATAAGCTCCTGCGAGGAAATGCTTACTAGAATCAACCCGCAGATTGCCAAGGAGAAGCAGCAGGAAAAAGACATCAATAACCTCAAATCAGAGGTCAGCGGCATGAAGGGAACGCTATCCAATATTGAATCCATGCTGTCTAAGGCTTTGAGCAGTGGTAACAATTTTAAAAAGTAATTGCTATGGGATATATGGTAGAAATTACGGAAAACAAGTTCGATGAGCTTGTTGACAACTGCGAGGAAATGGTTCGAGCAGGTGGTAAGGTTATGAAGTGCTTGGATAGTTTGAAGCGCGAGCGTATGGGAAACCGTATGCCGATGCCAGACTATCGTGACAAGTGGTACGATGATGATTGGCGCGACGAAGACCGCTATGGAGAGCGACGCTACTATGGTCGCCGTGGTGGTGGACGTTACTAATGTTTAATTCGGTGGCGGGGGATTTCCCTGCCACCCTTAAAAGAAAAGCTATGGGAAAATGTAGAATGCCTTTGGATGCTTACGATATGAAGCCAGAGGGAATGATAGCATATCTGAGATATAACGGCTGGCACTTCAACAAGAAAGCTTGTGAGTGGGCAGTCAGTCAGATGAGAAAATACAACTCAGTCACCAAAAAGGATGAGGAGGTTGAATACATGGATAAGGATAAGGTTGAATCCATCCTTACAAAGCAGGGAGTGACGCTTGAAAATAATGTAGGCTATGATCATGTCTATGTGGCAAACATGGTTAAGGCTGATTTCTATAAGTCTTCCATCGAGGACGAAGCTCACATGGCTTTGTTCGTGAAAGATATGGTTGATGATACCGACCAGAAGGATGGCTTTATCTTTAACAGATTCTATGCTGATTGCAACCATAATGGTATCGGCATTCCATGGGATGATATTTTATGATAAGTCAAGAGATATATCTAGAGAAGTATGATTGGAGGATTCTTGTGTTCTACGGTTTGAAAGAAGAAGATACCGATGAGGTATGCAACTCCCTTGTGCAGATAGGCTGCACAGAAAAGGCGGTCGAAAGCGCAAGGGAGCATTGCTTGCGTGGAATGCCTAATACAGGTCTAACCTACTCCAACCTTGCCAGTAGAAAGAGCGTGGTTGCTGTCAGTAGGGCCACATCGGAATACGAGTTTGTGAATACTGTCACACACGAAATGTTCCACGTTGTCACTCATATCTGCGAATCACTAGGTATTGACTTGAAAGACGAAGAGCCTTGCTACATGATGGGATGGCTCTGCCAGGCAGTTAGTAGAATATTCATTTAAAACTTAAAATATGACGGACATTAAATTAATGGTGGATGCTGCAAGGCAGCTAAACCAAACTTGGAAAACGTGTAGTAATGGTTTGGAAATGGATAATGTTCCAAACGATGTGTATAATGCTTTGTGCGAAGTGGATGAAGCCGTAACCAATCTGATAGACAAGATTGGTGACGCCACAAAAATTATTACATTAAGCTGTATATATAAAAACTATTAACTTCTTGATACTCAGCGAGTTAAATTTAGTATTTTTAACTAAAATAAAGTGTGGTATATTTGCATATATCACATTTTTTTTGTACTTTTGCATATAGTAAGAGTGGTTATTTTGATTAACCACAGCTTATGTTGAACCAATTAAAATTTTATAAAGATGGAAGAAATTAAGATTATCAAAAAGCATTATGAAATGGGATTCATTTCATCACATGAATTTCTTTGTGAATATGCAGGTGTTTTAATTAAACTTGGAGCACATGGCGAACTGATTGATGCAATGAATATGGTATTAGCTCCTCTTGCAGATTTCATCGTAAAGGACATTTTGAATGCCAAAGATAGCGAGAAGAAACAGATTAAGGACTTTAATTTTAAGTAGACATGACAACACTTACTTTTCAAGAAAGTCGAGTATTAAAAGAGATCAAGCAATATGCTCTCGATGGAGAAATAAGTATGGTATAATCAAGGAGGTCTGATATGGGAACTATATTTGTCATAGATACGTTAATATTTATCTTTATCGCAGTATTAGTTGATATAGCAAACAAACATTAAGAGAATAAGCCCTCGACATCACGGTTAAGTCTTTTATATGAAAGCAATTAAAGTAGCAGTATTTTTTGATTGGATGAAGAACGTTATGGTTTCGTTTTCCGTTGATGAGCTGCAGGGTACTACATTCAGAAGTCATTTTGGTGCAGTTGGCCTTGGTGATGCACAGGAGCGAAACGGCTTCTTCCTGGCAGCTTATATAACAGACAATTCTGTAATACAGGATAGCTTTATGGAGGGAGTAAGAACATACCTTGATGATGCAGTCGTATATAAGTACGATTCTCCTTATCAAGAGAAGGATGTTCCAGATAAAGAATTAATGTACATAATTGAGATTAAAAATGAAGATTAGCAGTTTATATGTTTTCCGTGATGACTTCGAATATGATAAGAAGAGCGGATTTAAGACTTACGAGGAAGCTAATGATTATCGTGAGAAGTGTCAAAGAAGTTGGATCAACCACGCCGATTATGTGTTCCTTATAACAAGGGATATTACCGGACGTATTGTCAAGCAGACAAACTTAACAAAAGCAACAAAAGAAGAGAGAATTAAGCTTCTTGCAGAAGCTGGCATTCCTTTGAAATAATTTATAACCAATTAAAATATTAAAGATTATGACAACAGCAACAATTTTGAGTAAGGCTGCCGAAGATATGGTAGCAGTTCCTTCATCAGTTAATGAAGACAAGTTCTTTGATTTCGAGAAAGCCAAGACTCAGGCTATCACACTCGAACAGTTGAGTCGCACACACCGCGAGGATGATGTTTACGGAAATCCACTCCGTGGCATCTATCACTTTGACCTTTTCAATAAGGTCATTGATGAGTGTACTGAACTCGGCTATAATGTTGAGGTTTACGATATGTTTGCCGCACAGAACAGAGACCGTCAGTCGCCTGGAGTAGTTCGCCTCCCACAAGTGGAGGCGGTCAAAGGTCAGCATGCGGTAGAGGCGCATATCCTTCGTCGAGTTTATGCCAATATCCGTATCACCGATTTCGATAATGATGAGACTACAACTAATGTGGCCGTAGCCTTCCACCAGAAGGGTATTCAGATTGGATTCGGTCCGAATGTGATGATTTGCCACAATCAGTGTATGCTATCTCCAGAACTGTATATGTCAAGCTATTCCGAAAAGGGTAAGAAGGGTTCCGGTATGGGCGTGCCGGCAATGCTTGATACCTTGAAGTCGTGGCTTGTCGATGCCCGGCATATCATCGAGACTGATCGTGAGCGTATTGCAAAAATGAAGGAGACACGCATTACTGCAGAACAGATGTTCTTGCTCATTGGCTTGATGACTGCTACAAGAGTAAAAGCAGATACATCACGAAAGTCTATTCGTGAGAATATCACCTACCCTCTCAATCAGTCACAGATTACACTCTTTACGGAGGATATGCTGGAGGCCTATCATGATAAGGAGTTTGTAACTGCCTGGGATATGTATAATTCTGCTACCAACTTGTATAAGGCTAACAGAATGGATATCCCTGCCCTTTTGCCACAGAACAGGGCAATGGTGAACTTCATGAGAGACAATGGTCTGATTATTTAATTGGTTCGAAAGGAGCTTCCAAGGGTTAGTCCTTTGGTTGCTCCTTATATAGAACGTAATCCAATACTTTTCTATTTGCAGCGTCTATATTGGCAACACTCTTGTCAATATAGATAGCTGTTGTCCTGTTTCCATGGGAATGTCCCAATGCTTCGGCAATGATTTCTTCGGGTATTCCTATGGAGAAGGCTATTGTTGCCCACGTATGTCTAGCCCAATACAGAGAGATATGAGTAAACAAAGGATTATGCTTCGTATGATATTCCTTCTGAAAATCGTGAGCTTTCTTTTTCTCGTTCTTTTCTCTAGTGACAGGCCCTATTGCCTTCAGTCCCTTGTTTGCCTTGCACACAAATTGCTTGTAGTTCCTCATGTTCTCTGAGAAATTGACTAAATTCGTCTTTCCTCTATACCTATTTATTATCTGTACGGCTTCCGGTTCCAGTCTTATACTATACAATCTTCCGGTCTTCTTTCGTCTATACAGCAATCTTCCATCTATAACATTCTCATCTGTACAATTAAGAATATCGGCAGGATTTATCCCGATCAAGAAGAATGTAAGCTTGAAATAGTCCAAGTACTTCTGCTGCCATGGCTGAACATTATAATTAAATAAGGTGCGTAGTTCATCTACAGAAAGAGAACGTTTTTCTGTCTGTTCCGGATTTATATCGAATGTTCTCATCGGATAATGGCTGGTTATCTCATTATCGATAGCATCGTTGAAAACAGCACGTATGTTTCTGAAATGTATGTTCCTTGAGTTCTTCTTTAACCCTTGTCTTACCAACTCGGCATCCAACCTTTTCAGCCAATCCTTTGAAATATCTTCAAAAGCGTAGGTATCTACCTTGCTATCGAAATCGCGCATCTTCTTCAAAGTGGTTGCATATATTTCCCTGGTCCTTTGTGCTGAACGACTATTCATATATTCTATATACCTATTTATAAATAAGTCTTTCTTCTTAATATCAGGGTCTAGATAGGCCACAACCTTATTCTTTATCTGCGTTGAAGTCTGTTTAGTAAGCTCTCCCTTCATCTGCAGTTCCAATATAGCATTTTCAATCTCTACCAATTTGTTCTTGACAAATATTTCCAATCTCTGCTTGTTTGGTGCATCAACTATTCTTTGTTTCTTTACATCCCATTGTTCCTTTTTCAATTTTACACCAAGAGAAATATAAGCTGCCTGTCGCTTCTTTGTGATTGCAACTTTGAGCGGTGCAGGCTCTCCGTCATTGACCGCTCTTGTATCTAAGTATAGTTTCGTTGTTATCATTTGCAAGCTATTTGCAAGCAGAATTGTGCAAAAATGTGCAAAAATGTGCAAGAATGTGCAGGATTCTACTTAGTTGGATAAAATACAATGTTTGGGAAATACCTAATTTTCAGTGTTTTCTGCGGAAAGAGGGGGATTCGAACCCCCGATTCCCTTTAGGGGAATACACGCTTTCCAGATGTAAAGCTTTTCGATATAACTATCTTAGCCTCAATTAATTACAGAGACCCGATTTTTAATTTGCAAGCTATTTGCAAGCACACTGTTTTTTCGAGTAATACAATATGCAGAAATATTAATTATATTTAAATATACCCACATATATTTTGATATATCATTTTTTCCATCTATCTTTGCATTTGAATTTATAACATAGTGCAAAGATATAAAGAAATACCTTATCATATCGCACATTTAAACTATTTAACATGATAACTTCAATCCAACCAGACATAAGACCAACTGCTCGATATACTATATCAGAGACATGTGAGTTACTGGGCATACATAGAAACACCCTCCGCTCCTATGTGAATGCTGGGTATATAAAGACCATGCAAAAAGTTCACGGAAAACGTTTTAAGGGTTCAGAGATTCTTCGGTTTTGGAATACCTTTGTGTAAACATAGGCCCGGTGCCAAGCAATAGCCATTCGCATGACACCCCATATTTCTCAGCAAGATAAGCAAGGTATTCTACACGGAAAGTCCGCTTATCCCTATTATGTTTTAGAGTATTCATGTTTCCGTAGTTCAATCCGAACTCTTTTGTAAATGTCTGTAGCCCTTTTATTCTTCTTTGGTCTTTAAGAATATCGAGTGCCTTGAAGAACCTGTTGCTTATATCCAGGGCACGATCGGGAATATTCAACTTCATTTCAATGCCATTTTTTCAAGTAAGTCCATGAGACATGCATTGATTTCATCCTGCCTCTCAACATGCTTTGCTATTGTCTCAGTCTGCTTCTTGATAATTTCAATCAAATCCGTATCATTTTGAATGCCGTTATTCTGATTACCAGAATCATTATTTACGTTATTCTCTGCATTAACGAACTGTGGTTCAACCTCGAATGCTTTGACATCTTCCTCACCGAACTTATCATATAATTTCTTGAATTGAGCCGGTGTAGGGTCAATACCTTCAGTTTCGTATCTTGAAATGTTTGATTGAGATAATCCCATAATTTCTGCTAATTGAGACTGAAACAGCCCATGAGCTCTTCTAAATTCTTTATATTTAAACATATTTGTATATATTTGTTAAATTTGACTAAATTCGCTCGATATATTTGCATATATCAAGATATATTTGTATCTTTGCATAAAGATATAAAACATAATGCAAAGATAATGGAAAATATTAAAACATCAAACACTTTTGAGGAAAAATCTCAAAAAATAACCTTAAAAGGTTATTATCAGGGATTACCTAAGAGAAGCGCCCCTCGGTATGACTTTATTACAGAGGTAGCCAGACTCTGTAAGGTTACCGAGCAGACAGTTAGGAATTGGGTTCTATACGGTGTGAAGCCACAGCAGCACATTCATATAGAAATACTGTGTAAGCTAACAGGCATTAGCGAGGAGGATTTATGGAAGGATTAGAGTTCTATATGTTCGAAGATGAGCTATGGTGTAAGACCTCAGATGGAAAGAATTTCATCGTCGATGAGTCTCATACAGATTTGGTGAAATACATTTTAGAAAAGGTTCGTGCTTGCTATCCCGAAGCATACAATGCACTGGAGAAGATTTATGCCAAGAGTGCCCCTAACGAAAGTTACTATCAATATCTTATGATGCGTCGGTTTTGCAAATGCAACTTTTGCCGACTCGACACTACAGCTTTTGATGTCGTTGATGTTGACAAGGATGGGAAGTTCAACTTCGAGAAGGTCGTGTGCCCCATGCGTGGTGAGTGTCCTTATGAAGGTATCGTATGTATGCCAAGGTTTAATGCTAATCTTTCTACTGCGGAGTTGCGTGTGATGAAACTGCTTTATGAGGGACGAAGCGAGCAAGAGGCAGCAGCTGAACTATTCAACTCTCCAAACACGATACATCAACACGTCAAGTCTGTGTATGTAAAACTAGGAATACATAAGCTCTCTGAGTTTATCACCTATGCGAATAAGAACAATTTGTTTAACAATTAAATATTAGTTTATGCCAATTATTAGAAAGAATGACGTTGTTACAGAGCGTCCAGTGATTATTGTACTTTATGGTACTCCAGGTACAGGAAAGACATCTTTGGCTACTACAGCCGACAGTCCATTGCTTATTGATACAGACCGCGGCTTCGACCGTGCCGTTCAGCGTCCAGACATTGTTGTTACAGCATCACGTTGGGAAGACATCTACAATGCTGAGGTTATCGGCTCTTATGTTGTTGAGGACGGTAAGCAGGTCTGGAAACCAGGATTGATCAGTGAGTGCAAGACCATCGTTGTAGATACTGCCAAGGCTATGCTTGATGATTACCTTAATGCTTTCGCTATTCAGCAGGACCCTAAGCTGGGAACTAACTCATTGAAGCGATATGGCGTGATGGGAGAATTGTTCAAGCAGTTTGTCGGCATTCTCCGTTCAAACAATTCAGACATCATCTTCATCTGTCACGACAAGGAGACACAGGAGGGAGACTACATCAAGCATTCTCCAGACTGTACAGGACAGAGTAAGGACTTGCTCATCCGTATTGCTGACCAGGTAGGTTACATCTGCAAGGAGAACGGCAATCGTGTCATCAAGTTCGAGCCACAGGACAATCGTGTTGGTAAGAATGTTGCAGACCTGCAGGATACTTGGATTCCAGCTTACGGAACAGAGGAGTTTGACACTTGCATGTCAGACATCATCAAGAAGGTGAAGATAGCCATCGTGAATAAGTCAGATGCTCAGGCCAAGGCACAGGAAGCTGTGGATGATGCTCGCAAGAAACTTGCAGCCGCAGAAACGGTAGAGGACGCAAACGCACTCATTGAGGTTGCACACGGACTGAATAAGATTCATCAGAAGGCGTTTATGAACCAGATGATCAAGGAGCTTGCCACCAAAGGCATTGACTTTGACAAGAAAGGAAAGAAATTCGTCAAGCACGAGGATGCAGCATGATGAAGCCTTTGATTAGAGTTACCCAATTAGAAAGCTTTAGACAATATATGTCGGGCGAATACTCTTACGTTACAGAGCAAGACGTTATAGACAATATCACAAAGAAGTTCGAGGGTAATGATTACACAAGAATAGGAACTGCCTTTCACTCCATAGTAGAGACTGGCAGTCCCCATTGCTTCAAGGAGCCGGAAGGTGTTCGTCATTTCACCTATTATAAGAAAGATAAGACAGAACCCGTTCCGAAAGGAAGAAGGTTCGTCTTTGATGAAGGTGAGGCGATTCTTGACATTCCTCAATGTAAGGTAGCCTTAAAATACAGGAGTGAGCACCTTGGCGCTTTTCATGAGGTTCGTGAATACAAGGATTTCGGCGATGCCGTTATTACGGGATGTGCCGATATGATTGACGGAATAGAGATAAGAGACATCAAGACTAAGTACGGACCGATATCAGACAAAGAGTATATAGATAGTTGCCAATGGCAGCTTTACCTGGAATTGTTTGAAGCTGATGTGTTCCATTTTGACTTGTTTGTCTTTGAGGGCTACGATAAGGATAAGCACAAGGGAGACGTGAGAGGTCTAAAGCTTACACCTTATGAGCCAGCAATCACTTGTTACAGATACCCGGAGATGGAAGACAAAAACCACGCATTATTGCGTGACTTCCTTAAATGGGTAGAAATGAGAGAATTATTACCATATTTACCATTAACAGAATCAGATGGCTAATACAATGATAGGAAGGGTATTGCTCATCGGAAATACCGAAGAGATACCAAGCAAGAACGGTGGAGAACCGTTCAAAAAGAGAGTGGTAGTACTGAACTGCACCCATTCGGATTTCGGACAAGTGTATGAGAACTACCCAAGTTTCGAGTTCAGCGGAAAGCATGTAGATGATCCTGCTGGTTTTGCAGTTGGCGAGATTGTTACCATATCTTTTGCTCTTCAAGGTACCAAGTATCAGAAGAGTGCAAATGACCCGGTAAAGTATTTCAATACCATTTCGGGTTACAAGATAGAAAAGTATCAGAGAGGTAATCAAGCGCAACAGCAACAGGCTCCTCCGCCATCGCAAACACAAGGAGCTCAGCCGCCTGCACAGCAGCCGGGTCAAAATGATGACTTGCCATTCTAATTATGATTTTCAATCTCAACAATGAAAAGGACAGGGCAGACTATAAGGACTATTGCAATGGTCTTTACACGGATGCCTTGAAAAGTGGAAAGGGTTTTATCGTGGAGGTGAAGAAAAAGCATCGTCCACGTTCCCTTGCCCAAAACAGCTATCTGCACGTTTGCCTTCAGTATTTCGCATCAGAGTTCGGCTACGATGAGGAATATGTGAAGTATAACATTTTCAAGCAGATAGTAAACAGAGAAATCTTTGCTAAGCAGAGAACTAACAGAAGAGGACAGCCTGTAACCTATTGGAGAAGCACGGCTGACCTTGACACAAAAGAATTAACAGACGCTATCGAGAAGTTTCGGAACTATTCAAGTATGGTTGCAGGGTTGTATATACCCGAGCCAAACGAAGAAGCAGCCTTGCTTGAAGCTCAGAAACAGATAGCATTATATGAAAAATATTTATAATTATGAAATCAGATTTGAAGAATTATGTTCCAGAGAACATTGAGTTTGTATTGGAGGACGGTGTAAAAGACATGTTCCCAATGGAGTTGGACTTCCTTGCTTTGACCGAGGAAAATCTTTGCGGAGAGAAGCCTTTGAAAAACAAGGCTGATATCCTTAAATTTGTCGGAAAGCACTTCACCGCTACATTCCCAGACAATGAGTTGGTTACCCGTTTCCTCGATGAGTTCGAGAAGAAAAACATCAGAGAGGAGTATTGCACACTCGAAGAGAACGTGGTGCCAGCTCGCAAACTGGAGTTGGAGGAGGCTTTGGAAAAAGCCAAGAAGATGAAGAAGGACGCAGAAGAGGCTTATGCTTCTGTCCTCATGGAAGTAGCAAAGTATGCAGCAGAAGTACGTCGGGGAACTGTTGATATGCGCCTTAAGTCGAAGAATGTGTTCTGTATTGCATTGGCAGGTTACTATCTCGTATATAATTGGGAAGCAAATACCGAGAAGTTCTTACTCGCAAAGGCTTACGCTATCCCTGACCGCTCAGAGATTTGGGCCAATGAGGTCAAGAATCGTGAAAGCATGAAAGAGGTCTTCGGATTGGAGTTCCCAGAGGTAGAGCAGGGAAAAGAAGAAGTTCCATCAGAGCAGTCTTCAGATGATGACGATGATGATTTACCATTTGGCGAGTAATGGAATACACTCTTAGAAATTATCAAAAGCAAGCCAGTGATGCAGCCGTAAGACTGTTCACTGGCAAGGCTGATAAGAATGGACTGATTATCTTGCCTACGGGCGCAGGAAAGAGTTTGGTGATAGCAGATATCGCCTCTCGTCTGGAAGGGCCGCTATTAGTCTTTCAGCCAAGTAAAGAAATATTGCAACAGAACTTCGCCAAACTACAGAGCTATGGAATATTCGATTGCGGTTGCTATAGTGCTTCCGTGGGATGCAAGGATATAAACAGAATAACCTTTGCCACCATCGGAAGTGTCATGAACCATATGTCAGACTTCGATTGTTTCAAGAATATCATCATTGATGAATGTCATTATGTAAACTCGAAGTCAGGGCAATACAAGGAGTTCATAGAAGCGAAGAACAGACAGGTTATTGGATTAACAGCCACGCCATACCGTCTTGATCGTGCCGAAGGAGGTTCCATATTGAAGTTCCTCACGAGAGTCAGACCTAGAATATTTTCAAAGGTCATTTATTGTTGTCAGATTGGAGAATTGCTTTCTAAAGGTTATCTCGCAGATTTGCATTATTATGATTTGACGGCATTGGATTTAAGAAGAGTAAGAAGCAATTCCACAGGTGCAGATTATGATGAAAGAAGTCTTCTTGCAGAATATGAGCGTTGCGGATTCTACGATAAGTTATCAAACACAGTAGTCAAGGTTCTGCAGCCTAAAAGCGGAATACCAAGAAAGGGAGTACTTGTATTTACCGCTTTCACAAAGGAGGCCAGGCAGTTGGTTGATAAGCTTCAATCCATCGGGGTCAATGCCGCCATCGTGACAGGCGAGACACCTAAAAAGGAACGTGAAACCATTCTTGAAGGATTTAAGAAAAGAGAAATAAAGGTTGTTGCCAATGTTGGTGTGTTGACTACGGGATTCGATTATCCAGCCTTAGACACCGTTGTTTTGGCATGCCCGACGAAATCTCTCGGGCTCTACTATCAGATGGTAGGCCGTGCAATCAGACCATTTGACGGAAAAGATGGGTGGATAGTTGACTTGTCGGGCAATTATAGTCGGTTTGGAAATGTCGCAGACCTCTTTATTAGCAGACCTCCAGGAACCACGAAATGGGCGGTGTATTCCAGAGGAACACAATTAACTAATGTGGTATTAAAATAAAAAAAAAGATATGTTTCCATTTTATAAGAAAAAGAAGAAATCTCCTTCTGCTCCCAAAAAGAGGAAGAAGAGTAAGCCGGATTTAGTCAAGAGGCTAGACAAGGTGTTTGCATTGTATATTCGTCTGAGAGACTGCATGCCAAGTGGTATGGGGCAATGTATCAGCTGCGGAAAGATAAAGCCGTACAGAGAGCTTGATTGCGGTCATTTCTTTGGACGTTCCAACATGGCCACCCGATTTGATGAAGATAACTGCAACGCAGAATGTATCGGGTGTAACAGAGTAAAGTCAGACCATCTTATATACTATCAGGAGAATCTAATAAAGAAGATTGGTGTTTCCCGATTTTCCACCCTTCGAGAGCGTGCCCACTCTATCAAGAAATGGGATGACGACGAGTTAGAGAAAATGATCAAGTATTACACAAATGAAGTTAAAAGATTGAGTCATGAAAAAGGTATTTCTGTTAATCTGTAAAAAATATAAGTCCCCAGTGTTTCGCAACACCGAGGACTTGAACCAATTAAAATCCTATAAAGATTATACTTTAAAGGGATTTGTTTGCAAAGGTAATGAATTATTTTCAAATTGCCAAACAAACCTCACAAAAAAAAAGCCCGCTCACCAGCAGGCTAAAGAGAAAACCACCATATAATATTCTTTACAAATATACATGGAAGAAACTTATTGCAAAGATACAATAAAATATCGAAATATCCAAATATATATCTGGATATATTTTGGTGTTTTTGAATATTTAACTTAATTATTTTGCATATATCAAGATAAATTAGTACTCTTGCCTTAAGAGAAAGCCGAATATAAATCATAAAAATAATACACAATATGGAATTAACAGAATATCTTAAAAAAATTAAAGGAAGTGAGGGTTACAGAATATTCTTGACAGGCCTGAACAAACAGTTCAAGTCAGCAGGGGTGCTGTATCGTGAGTTTAAGATTTTGGAGAGAATGACAACTATCGCTTTAAAGATTATTCATTTTGTTCATAGCTTTACCCACAAACAGCACAGAGCCGTTTACGGCAAGTTACAAACCGAAGTTGCTTCTTTGGCTGATTGTATCAATCGAGGAAGAGTTTGCTTTATCAAGAATGAGGACTTGAACCAATTATGAAAATAGTCGATTACTCTAAGCTATTGAAATCCTTTTGGGAAAAGAGGTTAGTTTGCACGCTGACAAGTTGCGAGGCAGATATGTATTATTATTTGCTGAAACAATGCGACTTGGGTAACTGGGCAAACCCATTCAAATTGCCGACGAAGAAGTGCGAGATAGAACTCGACTTCACTAGGAAAACAATTAGTAGTGTTAGAAACTCTTTGCAGCAGAAAGGATTCATTAATTTTAAGCCAAGCAAGGTGCGTGGCGAAATTGCTGAGTATGAGATTATTGGACTAAATGCGTTTATTACAGAAACGCAAAGTGAAACGCAAATGGGTACGCAAAGTGAAACGCAAATAGAAACGCAAACTGGTACACAAACGGAAACGCAAAAAGAAAAAACAAAAGAAAATTCCCCCCATACCCCCATAAAAGAAAATAAAAAAGAAAATCTAAAAGAGACTGCTGACGCAGTAGAGAAAGCCGAGCTTTCTCTCTTCACGTCAATCTCAGAAAGACGAACTGAATTTACAGAAAGACTCAAACCCTATGTTTCAAAATACGGGCAAAAGTTAATCGATGATTTCGCTGCTTATTGGACTGGGGCTGGCAAAGACGATACTCGTATGAGATTCGAGAAAGAGAATAAGTTTAGTTTGGCGGGGCGGCTTGCCACTTGGAGCAAGAACGAATTGCGTTTCAAGGGGAACACAGTTCTATCCGTAGAGCAAAAAGAAAGGCAATATGAGATAGATTGGCAACGTGTTATTAGATGGTTCAATAAACTTGGCTTGGTAGAGGTAAAATGTTTGACCGATAAACGTAAATTAGCCTACATTTCGATGTACGAGGCTCACGGAAAAGAAGGGTTAGTTGCGTTTTCTGATAACGTAAAATCCTCTGATTACCTGCTTGGCAAAACAGGAAGAGGCCCGAAGAGGGACTTCGATTACGTATTCGAAGAAAAGAACTTCGTGAAAATCATCGAAGGTAGTTTTGAAAACTTTAAAAGCGCAAAAGAAAATGAAAAGAACATTAGAACAGGATGGAAAGCTCCAGAGCACAAAGATACATCAGCGTATCGGGAGGGGTTTAGAGTTACCCCTTGAAAACAAGGAGGCCAAGAATCTTCTATACTCATTCTACAAGCGAGAGGTAGAGAAGCGTAAACGGCAGTTTGTTTTCACAAGTGAACTTAAAGGAGCTATGTCGAAGATAGGAGATTTTCTTACAACAGAGACAAACTTCTACGGTTTATTCATGCCGGGTAGCATAGGAAATGGAAAAACAACTATGCTAAAGGCTATCAGAGATTTGTTAGTCTATTTGGTGGAAACCAACAAGATCAGCTATTGTGAGGGAGACAAATATCCTCATTTCATCAAAGCTACAGACATGGCAAATATGATTATCGAAGACAGGAACGAATTTCGCATAATAAAAAATACCAAGTTCTTGTTGATAGATGACTTGGGGGCAGAGCCGACAGAGCTTATTACCTATGGAATGCCATACAGACCATTTGATGAGCTTTTGGACTATCGCTACGAGCTGTTGCTTCCTACCATTATCAGTTCAAACCTAACAGCAACTGATATTGGGCAGAAATACAATGACCCAAGAATCGTAGATAGAATGCATGAAATGTTTGACATTTTAAGTTTCGAGGAGGTATCTTTCAGATGAGTTTAACACAATCACCATTTCAGGGCCAGCCATTAATCAACGACACAAAGGCCGAACAATATGTAATTGGCAGTATGCTTACTGACCCTACCGCTTATTCGGTCGTAAGCCAATATCTTGACGAAGAGTGTTTTTACGACCCCATCTGTAAGGATTCCTGGAAAGCAATCGACACTATAGGAAAACGGGGTGTGCCTATAGATATAATATCAGTTTCCTCCGAATTAGCAAAAGAGAAATCATCCGTTTCTCCAATAGACTTGATGAACATTTCGTCTCAAGTAGCATCATCTTCTCACGCAGAATTTCATGCCATAAGACTGCAAGATTTGGGTAGGAGAAGAAAACTATGGGTTGTTGGCCAGCAACTTTCAAGGGTAGGCCTATCTGAGGATATACCAACATCCGATGCTCATCAAGAAGCTATTGAAAGCATAGGGAGGGTTTTCGAGAAGGCAGACGGAGTATTCACACTCAACGATGCTATGAATAGCCTTAACGATATAATGATAAAAAATGCTACCGTTGGAGGTGTTACCACAGGAACAAAAACAGGCATGGATAGATTTGACGAGAAGGGAGGACTACAGAAATCTGACTTAATTATCATAGCTGGTGAAACCTCACAAGGTAAGACCTCACTCGCGCTTTGCATGACACGAAACGCCATTGAGAATAGAGCAAAGGTTGCTTTCTACTCTATGGAAATGACGAAGGAGCAGCTTACCGCACGTCTTCTTTCTGCCAAAACAAATATTCCGGCCAACAACATTCTTTATTCTGGCAGTTTAGCACCAAGTGAGATAAAAATGATAGACGATGCCAGAGGGAAGCTACCTGGAGAGAACTTGTTTTTTGATGACAAGAGTACTTCGAATATAGACTCTATTTTGCTTTCTATCCGAATGCTTAAAATGCAAAAGGATATTGACGGAGCTGTTATTGATTACTTGCAAATACTTAATGTGAATTCAAAAAGCACAAGCTTCAGTAGAGAGCAGGCTATGGGTGATGCCGCACGAAGATTCAAGAACCTTGCAAAGGAACTGAACATATGGATCATCGCCCTAAGTCAGTTGTCTAGAGATAGCAACTGTCCCGAGCCGAACTTGAACCGACTGCGCGATAGTGGACAGATAGGAGAAGCTGCAGATGTTGTCATCCTAGTCTATCGAGCAGAGTATTACAACAGAGCGTACCCTGCCCCATTCGACAATAAGGACGACTACCCTACTGACGGAACGGCTATGATAGACGTTGCAAAGGGACGCAATATCGGAACATTCAAATTCTTTATGGGATTCAATAAAAATACGACAAATTTTTTCAAGACGAATTTAATCAACGAGGATGTACAGGTACCTTTTGAAAAGCCAGAAGAAGCGGATGCACCATTCTGATAATCAGAGAGTTACAAAGCACAGAGATTTAGTATTTTTAACTAAAATATCTATTAGTATATTTGCATATATTAAATAATTTTCGTACCTTTGCATATAGATAAAAGGTAGTACTTTTGATTAATCAGAGCCTACCAAGAACATAAGTTGAACCAATTAAAATTATAAAGATTATGAAACAGTTAGGTTATTTAGATACACCTTGCTTGTCTCCTTCAGAAAAGGAGCAGCTGCAGGAAGACTTGAAAGGTATGGCAGTATGCTTGAATACACCTTATGGCTTCAAAGCTTTTGGAGATATAGATAGTGACCTTGATCCAGACTATGATTTGGAAGATTATGAGGAAGACCCATATTTCAATATGCTCAAAAAACAATACATGCTAATTAAGTTTGTTGAAAGCGAGTGTACTCGAAAGTTTGGAGATGGTTTAATTAGTTTTTATGATATTCAGGACTATCTCGAAACAGTAGATGATTGGAGAGTGTTGGATGAAAGTCATATAGAATTAATATACAAATTTAAGTTTAACAAATAGAAAGGGAATGATTATGAGAAATTCAAATTTCAATCTTATAAAGTCTTTGGGCTATGTTGTAGTGTTGGCAAGTATGGCTTCGCACTCTGTACCGCACGAATATTGGCAAAACACAGAAGACGGACTTCTGTATGGTCATGTTGGTGACAGTGAAGAAGAACACAAACTTTTAATGATGGAAGGTGCTGTATGAGATATTGTATCGAAAGAATTTGCCCCACAGGTGATGTTTCCGAAAAGTTTGGAGACTACTCCGATGAAAAGGAAGCTAACAGAAACGCAGAGCTACTAAACACAGTAGATCCATTTAATTACTATAAAGTAAAGAAAGAAGCATGAAATACCAAGAGTTCAAGAAAAAGCAGCAGGATGAATTTGACAAGCTGCCTATGAAGGCTACATTCGTAGGCAAGCATACTCTTCCATATGTAGTAGATGTCACATTAGAAAAGAGATAGCTATGTTAGTAAAGGAAATGGTACAATACACGAGAACGGCAGACATGGAAGAACTCTATCTGATGCTCAATAATGATTCAGTTGCCTATGACCTTTGGCACGATTATGCTGAAAAGTATGCCCTGAAGATGGTAAATGGCGAGGCGGTAATGATGGAGAATGTCGCCCATGTGATGATTGCAAGAATCATCCAATCTTGCGATAGATTGCTAAACTGGCGCAGAAAGATGATTACTGATGATCTAAATATAACCAAAGAGCAGAAAGAGATTGTTGCGTGGCAGTGGTTCTATAATAGTATGATGGATTTATATACTTATTATAAAGGTAGGCAAAAGTAAGGTTTAACATGACGGGTATTAAGGACACCCACAAGTTAGATACCTTATTCTTATCTGGCAGCCGGAAAGACGGCAGCCTACCTTCTAACAAAAATATACAATTATGAAGAATATTTATCATATACATGAGTCTTCCAATTCCTATTGGGATAGCCGTTGGACTGACACAGATTATTATCTTTGCGACAGCGAGGAAGAGTATCAGCAGAAATTGGCTGAATACACCGAGAAGCGTAAGCAGATTGAGAAGGATTTTAAAGAGAATCCAACAGATCACAATAAGTATTGCGCATTGTTCTTACAGCTCAGCAAGGAGCAAAAGGTGCATGCCAGCGAATACTACTACGCACATGAATGGTGTGGCAAAGAGTTCGATGCTTTCGGTTTCTGCTGGAGTGAGAGGTTGGAGAGAAGCACGCATTACAAGTACTTCTTGAAGCCGGGGTCTGTAACTAATGAAAGCGTAAGTTCTGCCGTTGGCAGATTTACAGGATATGGAAGTTAAACTAAATAAGATTGGAGGTGAAACATGTAGAATTAAGTAAACATCGTTAAACAAAACAATGGTCGGGATTTACTACTATTAATACATAATATAATATTTATCTGGCAGCCGGAAAGACGGCACCCGACCTTTAAAATTTAATCAGTATGGAAATAGAAGAATTAATAAAAATAGCAGAGTCTAATTCCTGGACTGTCACAGAAGAGGAATACTCAAATGGAAAAGGATTACTCTTTTCAAAATATTCACCTGCAGGTCAAGACTTTTCAATATCAACCGGACCATTTGAAAGTGCGGAAGAATTGATCAACAGCATTCACGAACGTTACGTAGAATATGATGTTGACAGTGAAGCATATTTATGGTTGGACAACGAGGGTCATGGAAAGAATGGCGCACCATATCGCATGAGGGATGTACTGGAAGATATGGAGGCTTGCGAGAAGATGATTTACGACTTATTTATTTTGTTATCAAGAAGCTTATGAAAAGAAGTGAATTATTTATAGCTTGCGCCAACAATTACGATTGTAAGTCAGATTGCGACAACTGTGATTTATATCTTCGTTATCGGGAAGAAAAGGAGGAGGATTAACTATGAGCAAAGAAAGTATTATTAAGGTTGGTCGGTTCGATAAAGCATCAGACTATCCGATCGGTCAGAAACTTATTATAAACGGAAGAACCTGTGTAGTAACAAAACATGGAGATTGTGCTGATTGTTTTGTCGGCGTGCCGAACATACAACGTCGGGACACAGATGTTATCTGTAAAGACTTAGCTTGCACAGCGGTTGAAAGAAAAGATAAAACGAGTGTTCATTTCAAAGAAATTTAATTATGACGGTGTACTTGATTTATAAAGAAGATGCTTGGCATTCAAAGGGAAGTGGCAAATTGCTTAGAGTAGCCGATAATCTTGAGAAATGCTACGCAACCGCTGAGGCTAACGGAGCTTCGGAAGACCAGATTAGAGATTTGCGCAATATCGGGCAAAGTCAATGTAGCGGCAAAAGCTACGAGTTTAACATTGAAACATGGGAGGTTACATAATGAAATTTAAAGTTCATATAGAGGAAACGTTAAGTAAAGACGTTATCGTGGATGCAGAAACGAGACAAGATGCTCGTGCCATGATAGAAGAGAAAATCGAGAATGAGGAGATCGTTCTTTCTGCTGATGATTTCACTGGTTGCAGAATTATTGAAGTTATGAAGGAAAATGAATATTAAGACAACAAAGACAGAGTACAAGGAGCTGCTTAAAGTGTTAGAACAATCTGCCAACTTTGTTACAGACAAGGCTACAAGAGCCAGAGAGCTTGATATGGCGAGAAGGCTTACAAGATCAAGGTTATTACTGGAGAAAAGAAATGGCAGTTTTGAAGGAGAAGGCAGCGATAGTCATTAATGGCATCGTGTATGTAGCGGAACCAATGGATGATTGCGAGGATTGTGCGTTTTGTACGGGCTTGGCACAATGCAGCGTAGATTTCATTTGCATCTCTATGAGAGAAGCATTCCGTAAGGGATTCAGAAACAAGCCTATCGGTTTCAAAAAATGGAAAGGTTATGAAAGGAACAGAAACATTCAAGAAGGTAATCAAGGCATATCTTGACAAGCGTGCAGCAGAGGATGAGTTGTTCGCGAAGGATTACGCCAAGCCGAATAAGAATATCGATGACTGCTGCGACTTTATCATCTCAGAGGTCAAGAAATCCGGAAGACAAGGATTTGATGATGATGAGATTTATGGTCTTGCGGTTCATTATTATAATGAAGAAGAGGTTTCATTCAGCAAGAACATAAATTGCACCATCGTTACAAACCTCTCAGACCAAACCAAGGAGAGTTTGGAGAAGAAGGCAGAGGAGGAGTTCAAGCAAGCTAAGATTATGGAGCTCAAAAAGAAGGAGTCTGCAGAGAAGGAGCGCTTGAAGAAGAAAGCCGAGGCCAAGAGAAAGAAGGATGCCGAGGTTGGGCAGTTGAGTTTGTTTGATTTTTAATTATGTGAGTTATGAAACCAAGAAATAAGATAGAGCGTGAAGTCGTCAAACTATCCGTTAGAATACCAGAGTTATCTGACAAACAACGTCAGTGGGCCATCAAAACTTGTATTTCAGAAGACGTCGCTTATAAGTATAGAGACAGATTTTCAAGAGGGTGTTTTTATCTTGTATGTACTTTCAAAGGATGGCAAGTTCTCAGATATTTTCAGATAAGAGCAAAGTTTCGGTTTCATAAGATTGTTAAAGAAAAAATCTACTTCAAGGAGTGTATGCAACAATGGATGAAAGACGGGAAATACGTCTTCCTTGCCAGACAGAGGATTAACGGATATTTCACAGACGCTTTTACTTCAAGCGGGAATTTGGAAGTGAGAACACATACTGTATGGGGCTACCTTGGCGACCCACGCGAACTTGGATTTGATGGAGTATATTATGCCTCGGTTCAAGACAAGTATAAGTATGCTCTCAGAGACTTCAAGAAAAAAATTTCATGTGATGAAATCTTTCGTTCTGTTAATGCTAACACGTACAATGAAACCCTCATGAGACGAGATGTTGATATGTGGAAAATGTGCAAGTATCACGAAGCAGTCTTTGACAAAGAAAAAATGTCAGCTATTAAGATTGTAGTCAGACACGGAAAGGCAGAATATCTTTATGACAGCTTATGGTGGGATATGCTCGACAGTATCATATATCTTAAGAAAGATGTACGCAACCCTTCAATAGTTTGCCCGCAGAATCTTCACGATGCACACGACAAGTGGCTTAAGGCTGCTGACAACAAGAAAAAGAAGATGGAGGACAGAATGACTAAACTGCGCTTGATTGCTGAAGAAAAAATGCAACTCAGGTACCTGGAGCAAGCAGCTAAAGCCGAAGAGGAGAATAAGAAAAAGGCAGAAGCAATGGCTAATGTTTATATTGCCAGAAGAAAGCAGTTCTTTGACATTGACATAAAGGATGGCGCAATAGACATACAGGTACTTAAGTCCGTCCAGGAGTTCTTTGAAGAAGGCAAGGAGATGGGGCACTGTGTATTTAGGAACGGCTATTATGATGTTAACAAGATGCCTAATTGTCTCATTCTGTCAGCTAAGGTGAATGGGCAGCGTATGGAGACTATAGAGGTGAATCTATCCGATATTTCCGTCGTTCAATGCCAGGGTCATAAAAACATCAACTCTGCTTTTCATGATGCTATTCTAAAGCTTATCAAAGACAACCTGTGGCAGATAGAATCAAGGCTTCCGAATAGAGCAAGCAGAACGGCGTAATTTTTTAGTATTTTTGACTAAAATTTCCGTTTGATATATTTGCATATATCAAATAATTTTCGTACCTTTGCGTATAAGAAGAGCCTATTTTGTGGTGTTTTAGGTTATCAAACCTGCATATATTTATGTTTTTATGTTAAAATATAGTTAATTTTAGATTTCAAGTATTTAATCATCAAATATTTTATTTAAATTTGCAGCAATGGAATACGATTATAGTAAACTAAGAGAGTTCATCAAACGTTGCGAATGGAACTGGGCCAAAACAATGGTTGATGTTCCGCACGAATATATCGTGAGGAATAAGAGTGCTATTACGAATGATGAATTTCAATATTTCGTTGAGGCACAACGAAAATATGGAGTGCATGAGAGATGGGGTAAATACAACCTTCAATACATGTACATCGACGGTTACAAATATTGGACTATGGGATGGCCTCCTATTGAGACCACAATCATAAACAGGCAGAAAGTCTTCAATGAGTTTGATTTTCTAGAGTGGCCTATACCGAGAATCTATTCGAACCAGGAGATGGACGTGATGGCAAAATCTATCATGTTCACGTTTAAGGACAGAAGATTTTTCGAGGCAGGCATCGGAAACGGAGACTTCGTCGCCTATACCAAGATAAAGCCGGAAATGTATTATGGAGTTGATCCTAGCAAGAAAGCAATCAAGCAGTTCAGGGAGAAGACATCCGGGTTTTTCCGAAGATGTTGTACTATTTCTTTTGAGGAGGCGATAAAGAAATGGATGTCAGCGGACAGCGTTGTGGTTGCTCTTTTCGGTACCGCTTCATACTTCATGCCTCAGTATCTCCGTAAACTGGGCGAGAGTGGTTTGGATTATTGCCTTATGTTCTACAGGGAAGACTACACCCCTGTAGAGTTCGAGGAAATGCACCATTTTACCTACGACAGAATACAACTGAAATCGATGTTCCCGAATTGTAACATATACAATCACAAGAATTTTATAACAATTTCAAGTAAAAAAATTATCTGGCAACAGACAACGATAGAAAATGAATTATTCCCAGTATGATGACATAGCAAGTAAGTACGATACGTTGTTTCGCGACGAAACGAGTCTCGTTGAGAACCATGAGGTGGGAGAAATGCTTCCACCTCTCAATGGTTCAATATTAGACATCGGTTGCGGGACTGGCTTGCTTGCAGAAATTACGAACATTGACCCACAGGATTATTTAGGGGTTGATCCAAGTAATGGTATGTTGAACCAATTTAAGAAGAAGCATCCTGAGTTTGATTCTCGCCTTGTATGCGAACCCTTTAATGGAAAGAATATTGATTGTAAGAATTTTGATAATATAGTCGCACTCTTCGGTTCTCCATCATATCTTCCACATTTTGCGGTATTAGCAATATCTAAATGCAAAGCAAGAAAATTTTTGATGTTCTATAAGGAGCAGTATCATCCTGTGACTTACGAGATGTGTGACGTTGAGTTCAAACACTACTTCTATTCAAAGAAAACTCTATGCTGTCTTTTTGGGGAGAAAAATGTTTCTGAGTATCATAATTATTTAATAGTTAATTGCGTATGACATCACAGAAAGGTTTGCGTTATGATGGCAGTATTGATAAATACCCCATCACAGAAGGCGAGATTTACAGTTTAGGCAATGGTAGCAAGATTACCATTGCCGATATTACTTTGGGGCTTCCTGAGTTTTCAAAGAATGCCGACTGCGTATTTATAGACCCAGCAGGAAGTAAAGGAGTCCTCAAGGCGTATTACACCAAGGCGGAGAAGCAATGCCCGGTTGACAATTTTGATGAGTTCGTTGCCCACATCAAGAGGTGCATCGAGCAGATTAACCCGGACAGACTATTCGTCGAGTGTTTCTATAGAAATAAGAACCAGTTGGTTCCTATGGTAGAATCCTTGTTCCCTCATGTGAAAATCTATGAGAATACCTATTACCACAAGCCAGATTGTAAGTGTTGGATTATCCAAGGCTCCAATCAGGTAGAAGACTGGGGACTCCAGGGAATGGATGAGTGGGATGCGGTATTCAAGATTTGCAAAGAGGTTCCGTTCAAATTTATCACAGACTTTTTCATGGGGCAGGGACTTGTTGCCCAAGCAGCCTATGCCGCAGGTAAGGTATTCTATGGTAGCGATATGAACAGAAACCGTTTGGCAGTAGCCATAAGCAAGGTTGCCAAGCGTGGTGGAGAATGGACAGTAACTAAATAATTACGCATATGATTAAACTCTCTCAGATTATCATCCTCAATGTTCCGAAGCGAGAACGTGAGGGTAACTACCTTAAGAAGTTGATAGAGACCAGCACGAAGCCTTATGGTATTCCTGTCAGTATCTCTATGGACCGAGGTAAGGGTCTTTGGGATAATTATTCCCAAGCGTTGACGCAAGATGTGGCGGAAGGAACACATCGCATGATTATTCATGATGACATCACTTTCGACCGTAACATTCTTGCCAAGATTTTACATATTCTCTCTTTTGCTCCCGAAAACAACGTTATCAGTTTCTACAATCCAACCAATGGTGACTATACTGATTGTTACGCAAAGGGCAAGCATGTTATTTCTACTCGTTCGAATTTCTGGCTTCAAGCATGTGTATATCCAAACAACTTCGGAAAGGAGTTTGTTGAGGTATCAAACAGTATGACTGATGACCCAGTTTTTTATGATGATTCCAGAATGCGAGCTTTTCTTCAATACAAGAACACCAATCTTTATGCGATTGTCCCTGGTTTAGTACAACACTTCGGGGCGTACAGAAGTTCATTTAAAAATCCTGGCAAGGTTGGAAAATACAAAAGGTACAGCAGTACCTATGACAATCAGTTTGATGTTTTGAAGGTGAATTGGAAAGAAGAGTTTCAAAATCCATTTTTGGCCAAGTCTTCCAAAGACTTTGTCAAGGAAATAGTTAATAAGGAATTTCTCGATGAATACAAAAAGCTCTAAAGAAAACCTTGCTTTAAAATTGGCAAAGGACGACATTGAGGTTGAGCAGATTAAACCATTGCAGATTGCTTATGTTAAGGTTGATGACATTTATCCTAATGATTATAATCCGAACACGCATGATGCGGACAGCTTTGATTTGCTTATCAAATCATTACTATACTTTGGTTTCACTCAGCCTATTGTTGTTAATCGATCCACTATGCAGATTGTGGACGGTGAAAATCGGTATCGTGCAGCTTGCGTGATTGGTTATGAAATGGTTCCCGTATGTTTCGTTGATTTTGATGAAGAAAAGCAAAGATATGCGACCATTATGCACAATGCAGCTCGTGGGCATAACAATAATGAAATGATGAACAAACTAGAGCAATTCTTGGATTCTCGTTTTAAAAATTCAGTTGATAAGGTATTATTAAAAGATAGACAATTATGATAGTTCAAAGTAATTACGCTTCTGATTTTGAAAAGGGGAACTTTGAAAATATGGCAACCCTAGACTTTTTTGAGGCCAATGGTGATATTGTTTTTAGACACGATATTAGCAAGGGAATTTCACCACGTTTTAAGAAGGCTGACTGCATATATTCTGAGCCTGCATGGAGACATGGATATAAGAAGTTTATGCAAAGAAGCAACACCACGGACTTTCCTCCTTACAAAGATTACCTTTTAAATCAAGAAAAGGTAGTAAAAGAGCTTGGTGTTCCTGCATTTATATTGTGTGGAGCAGATATGTTACGCACTTTGAAACCGCAGTGGATACAAGACATATACTTCTATCCATATAAGGATAGTAAGAATTTCAAGATAGCCGTATATAATTATCCGCAATTCAAATTCGGTTCAGACCACGAACTTCTTGGAATTTTGGCAGAAAAGTTCAATACAATTCTTGATTTTAATTGTGGCTACGGCAATTTGATTCCTTTTATCCGAGAGAAAGGAAAGCATTTCATTTTTTCAGATATTTGCGGTCATGCCGTATTAAAAGTAGCAAAGGACTACATGGGTTATAAAGCATGATATTCTACAGTGACAAAAACGTTTATGAGGCAGCTCTTGAAAGATTCAGATACATCTTTCGGGAGTTTTATGGTAAGCGTAAGATTGTCGTGACGATGTCGGGAGGAAAGGACTCTACCGTGGTTCTCAACCTTGCGCACGAGGTTATGAAGGAGATGGGAATTGAAAAGATTCCAGTCCTCTTTCTAGACCAAGAGGCAGAGACTCCAATGACTATCGAGTACATACGATACATCATGCACTTGCCGTGGGTTGAGCCATATTGGATTCAGTCATACTTCCAGGAATGGAATGCCTCAAAGGGAGAATGGTTCAATGTATGGGGGCCTGGAGAAAAATGGATTCGTGAGAAGGAACCTGATTCTTATGGCGATTTGGAAATCCCTCACAATCAGTACTTCTCCAAGACCCTCGATCAGGTACACAGAATGCTCTTCGGTAAAGACTACCTTACTTTGGGCGGTGTTCGCATCGAGGAGTCGCCGGCACGATTGTCAGGCTTAACTAGAGGCGAGTGCCTTCCTGGTATTACGTGGGGACGTGTTTTCGGTTATGATAAAAACGGCACACCGAGAGGTCTGGTTCTCTACCCTATTTGGGATTGGAAGGTTCATGATGTATGGTATTACATCTTTAGTAACAAGCTTCCGTACTGCAAGCTCTACAACTATCAGTTTACACAAAAGCCGCTGAGAGAGTGCCGAGTAAGTTCCCTCATCCATGAGCAGGCTATTCGCGACTTAGGTTTTATCAAGGAAGTTGATCCGTGGTTCTACGACAAACTGGTGCGAAGAGTAGCAAACGTTAATACGTCTGTACACGTCTTTAAGGAAGTGGCAAAAAATTGTTACAACTTGCCACCTTATTTCAAGGATTGGGATGAATACGTTGATTATCTCGCAGACAATCTTTGTGAAGACAAGAAGAATGCGGAGACTATCAAGAAAGGCTACCGTTCCGCCAAGAAGAGAAATGTAGCTAAAGCCGGTCATTGCCAGGAGTGCATTGATTACGTAATACATCAGATTGGTTATACCAGCGCTGTCTGCGTCATTGCGGAAGATTTCGGGATGAAGCGCATTCAGAGCGTAGAGCGTTCTTTGCGTCAGTATTTGAGCGACAATTATGTTAAAATAGAAAAAGCTAATAAGGAATATGAATCTTCAAGAGAACATCAAGAAGGAGTTTGATGCTGCCAAGGATAAGGTGCAGTTTTTGAACGACCTCAGAAAGTATATCAGTTCCTTATCTCCGGAGAAAGTCAACCCTGTAGATTGCGTGCTTTGGGTTGACAAGGATATGGTTGTAGCCAACAACTACAACCCTAACCATGTGGCAGATAAGGAAATGCGTCTTCTCTATACATCTGTGAGGGAAGACGGTTACACAATGCCTATCGTTACCATTTGGGACGAGAAGCTGCAGAAGTATGTAATCATCGACGGTTTCCACAGAAACCTCGTTATTCGCAAGTTTGCGGACATCAATGAGCGATGTGGCGGAAAGCTGCCGATTGTAGTCCTAGACAAGGACATTGACCAGCGTATGGCATCAACCGTAAGACACAATCGTGCCCGTGGAAGTCACTCTGTCGATGGAATGGTAAACATCGTTTTCAATATGCTCAGAGATGGTATGTCTGAGCGTGAGATTTGCGAAAAGGTAGGTCTGGAGCAGAAAGAGCTTGTAAAGCTTAAGTATGTTACCGGTTTCGCAAAGATTTTCAAGAACTATAAGTATAATGCGGCTATCGAAAAGGTTGTCGACGAGAGACGCGTAGCAAGAGAGACAGCCAAGAAGAAGGAGGATAAGAAATGAAAGTAAAGGTAGTTAAACTCAGTGAAATCTTTCCTTACTATGACAACCCTCGTGACAATACGAATGCGGTTGAACCTACCAAGGAAAGTATCAAGCGTTTTGGATTCGTTAAGCCTATCCTCGTTGATAAGGCAGGTGTAATCATTTGCGGTCATACAAGATACGTGGCCTCTTATCAGTTGGGTATAGAGTTTGTTCCTGTCGTTTACTCGGATATGGATGATGAAATGGCAAAGAAGTACCGCATCCTTGATAACAAGCTGGCAGAGAAATCTTCCTTTGATGAAGACCAGCTTTTGGAGGAATTGCGCAGCATGGGGGTTCCTACCGATATGCAGGCATTCTTCTTTGAGGACATCAACCATATGCTCAACTTCTCATTCGACAGCATCAATCAGCAGGCAGAAGAGTATGGTGGCTTCCAGAATGACTATTCTCAGGTTGAAGAGGAGAACTTCGAGGCTCCATCAAATGAAGAGGCTAGCGAAAGCGAGGAAGCTCCTTCGGATGAGGAGGAAGACCCTGCCAAGGATTTGTTCGTTCTCAAAGAGCGCGAGGACGGTTCACATTATATGAAGGTCGTTTGCCCATATTGTGGAAATATGGAAACAATAGAAATTGAGGATTAACAGGTATGGAAGAGATTAAGATTAATGACAAGGTAATTGAGTTACCTATTGACAGTATCGTGCCTCATGACGGTTCGCACAAGACCGACGAGACGGCAGTACAGGCAATCATGCAGTCCATCAAGGATTTCGGCATCACTCAGCCTATTTCCGTTGACAAGAACAACGTAATTGTAACAGGTAACGGTGTGTATAAGGCAGCTAAGGCATTGGGAATGGATAAGGTTCCCTGCATTCGTCTTGACTATCTGACTGATGAGCAGATTAAGCAGTATAGAATCGCTGATGACAAGACGTCCGAGTTCGCCACTTGGAACGAGAAGAAGCTTCGCAAGGAGCTCTCCTATCTCGGTGATCCTAACAGCATTCAGTTTGCTTTCGATGAGAGCATTGCCGGTATGCTTGGACTCAATGCTAAGCCAAAGGAACAGAAACCTGCGGCCGCACCTTCCAAGGCTGAGACTAACCATACGGCTAAGAAGGTCGTAACCGAAGCCCAGAAGGACCAGAAGTTCAAGGAGGAAATGAAGGGCGTTGAGGAGAATATCCAGGTCAAGCCTTCAGAGTATTATGAGTATCATTGTTCCGCTTGCGGTAAACTGGTAAAAGTTAAGAAGCCATGACAGATGAATCATCACAGCCGAAAGTAAAGTCTTTCGTACATAGAATTCCCAATCCTGTTGGAAGACCATACAAGATTAAGTCTTCTCAGGAATTATGGGATAAGTTTGTAGCTTACTGTGATGATGTTGAAAACGACCCTTGGCAGCAAAAGACTGGTAGCAATTCCATTGCAGGTGGCAGCGGCAAATCCACAAATTCCATGAGACAAGAGGTAAGGGTTTTCAGAAGAGCCTATACCCTTGTCGGATTTTGTGCTTTCTGTGGCATCGTTCAGAAATGGGCGGATTTCAAGAGAGGTAATCTTAAGAGACCAGGCTTTGAGCAGGTGATAACACAGATTGAGAATGTCGTGATGGCCCAGCAGATTGATGGCGCCATGCTTCATCAGTTTGATTCCAGCATTGTTGCAAGGCTCAACGGATTGGCAGATAAGCATATTCAAGAAGTAACAGGCAAGGATGGTGAGGACTTCAAGTTCCCTAAACTATCCTTGGATGATATTAAAGAATTACAGAAGATAAATGGACTTTGAGAAACAACGTTTTCTCCATAAGCAGTTAGTGGCTTCATCCCTACTGCAATTCACTACCAAGATGTTCGCCTATACTGCCCGACGTGAGTATGTCATAGGCGAACATCATAGGATTATATGTGATGCGCTCATGGATGTTATAAGAGGAAAGACGAATAAGCTGATTATCAACATCAGCCCACGTTATGGAAAGACCCTCTTGTGCTCACAGATGTTCATCGCATATGGTCTTGCGCTGAACCCTGCTTCAAAGTTTCTACATATATCTTATTCCGGAAGTCTCGTCCAAGACAACTCAATGGCGGTCAAGGACACGATAACTTCCGCATATTTCCAAACATTATTTCCGAATGTCAAAATCAGAAAGAACGATAACACAAGATCAAAATGGAGCACAACAGCAGGTGGTGGTGAGTATGCTACATCCACCTTGGGTCAGATCACAGGTTTTGGTGCAGGTCAGCCAGACTGGACCGAAGAAGACATAAAGAACATGGATAAGTTCATGGCTACGTTCAACCCTGGTCACTTTTCGGGAGCCATAGTTATCGATGACCCTTTACGACCGGATGATGCTTTGTCTGATAACGTCAGAGAGTCTATCAACAGACGTTTCGAGACAACCATCCGTAACCGTGTAAACTCGCGTCACACGCCAATTATCATCGTCATGCAGAGGTTGCACGAGCACGACTTGTGCGGTTACCTTCAAGAGATTGAGCCAAATGAGTGGAAGGTTGTTTCCCTCCCGGTAATACAGACAGACGAAGACGGAAAGGAAAGAGCCTTGTGGCCATGGAAGCATACGCTGGAGGAACTGTACAAAATCAAGCACGCCAGCGAGTTCGTATTTGAGACACAGTACATGCAGAACCCTACCCCTATGGAAGGTCTTATGTACCATGCCTTCAGAACATACGATGAGCTGCCGGACAGAAGGTATGCAAGAATGATTGGCAACTACACCGACTCGGCAGATACCGGTTTCGACTTCCTTTGCTCTATATGCTTCGATGCACATGATGACGGTTACTATGTTACCGATGTTCTATACACTAAGCGACCGATGGAATACACGGAGCCAGCGCAAGCCAATATGGTTAAGCGTAATCAGACAGACGTGTGCTTCGTCGAGAGTAACAACGGTGGACGCTCTTATGCCCGCAATGTTGAGCGCATAACAAGGGAACACGGAAACAGAATCACCCAGTTCGTAACGTTCACGCAATCGAAGAACAAACAGATTAGAATTTTCACTCGCTCCAGCGAGGTAAATAATAAATTAGTATTCCCTTCTAATTGGGAGCAGTTGTGGCCGGAGTTTGCCCACGACATGAAATCCTACAGAAAGGAAGGATATAACGCCCACGATGATGCGCCGGACGCTTGTACGGGCATCATAGAGAAGTGCGAGGAGTGGCTTAACAATGCTACCGATGCACAGCTCAGGCAAGGAGGATTCTTGTAATTTCATATTTTTTAACTATGCTCGTAAGGCGTTTGCTCGTGAGAGTAAGCGCCTTAACTATTTAAATATCAATCTATTGTAATTTAGTATTTTTAACTAAAATAATTATTAGTATATTTGCATATATCAAATAATTTTCGTACCTTTGCATATAGATAAAAGGTAGTACTTTTGACTATCCAGAGCCTACCTTACAAGTTG